ATTGGGAAAAGGCGGGAATAACATGGGGTACGGTTAAAATAAAACTAGCCGACCTTAATGACAAAGAGCCTATAAAATTACTGCGTGAAGAACGAAATAGACTTATTGCTGAAACAGATTGGTGGGCGTCATCAGATTTAGATATGCCTTTGGAAAGAGCAACGTACAGACAGCAATTAAGGGATATAACTAAAACCTACACATCGCTTGATGATGTCGTGTGGCCTGATAAACCGGAGTAAGCTATGAGTAATGCCCGTAATCTTGCTAATCTGTTAGGCACAAGCACTACAGTTCCGTCATCCAGTATAAGTGGCGGGGGTATTGTTAAAGAGCAGCTTGCTATGATATGTGATGGTCAAAATTACACTGTTTCTAGCGGAACCTACACCCCCACAAATGTGACAGCCGCACAAGCATTAACAACTAGTTATGCCACAGTTACTGGTTCTGAACTTTCATATACTCCTCCATCAGGAACAACTTGCGTAGTATATGATTTTCTCCTTCAGTTTACTTTCTATGATGCTCAAGGTATTGGTCATTTTAAGTTTTTTATTGATTCAGATGAAGTGACAAATCAAAGACTTAATTTAAGTGGGCAATATCCAGAAATAATATCAACTTTAAGATATGTGATACCCATTGGCGGTTCAGCAAACACTGCAACTGGCAGGCAGGCTACATGGACATCAGCAAAAACTCTCAAAATTACGTGTAGGGAAAATAGTTCATCAAATGAGGCTTTTCTTCATTCTACTACATATTGGGATGACGGTAGCACGGACACATTTCATCAGCCTAATTTAACTATCACGGCGTTGGGTTAGAGATAGTGTTCGGCTCTCAGGGATTTTCTGTAGATAGTTTTTCAAGTCAAGGAATAGTATTTCTTGGCAGTGTAGACCTTGACGCTAATTTTACACAAGAGACTTCACAAAACTTCATATCCCCAGCATCTGCTGAAATTACATCTATATTTAAACAGGCGGCTGCTGCCGCAGGATTGCTAATAACAGAAGCTGATATGTCTGCTAATTTTACGCAGACATCAACTCAAACTCTGGTTCACCAAACTCCAGCGCAAATTAGTTCTCAATTTAACCAAACAGGAACGTCAAATATAATAGCTTCTCTAGAAGCAACTCTTGACGCTAACTTTACACAAACCAGTGCGGCATCTTTAGTTGCGTCAGGCGTGGCCGAGATAAGCTCTAATTTTATACAGACAGTAAACGCCTTGACTGTGCTTTATTTGGTTTCAGAAAAAGATATAAATTTTGAACAAACTTCTTTAGGCGGACTGTTGACATTTGGCGAGTCTAGTATGGACTCGCAGTTTGATATTACTAAATCTCTGGGTGGTCTTTTAAAGTTTGCCTCACAAGAAATGAACAGTGTGTTCTTAAAAACAGCAAATGGTGATATACTGTGGGTACAGGTGGATTCTAATGGAAGCCCAGAAAGCTGGACAGAGATAACAAGCACTGGTAGCGGAAGCTGGACAGAGATAGACGCGAATACATCAGTAGAAACATGGACTAATAAGGTGGTATAAATGGCAAGTACCTATACAACTAATACAGGGATTGAGAAGCCGGGTACTGGTGACCAAGCGGGTACTTGGGGTACAACGACCAATACCAACTTTGACATCATTGACGCGGCTCTGCATGGACAGGCGGCTATAACCATAACTGGTAGCCAAGACCTAACAACAAATGATGGCTCTGTTTCAGATGGTCAAAAGACTGTTTTGGTTCTTTCTGGAACACCGGGGTCTACATTTGAACTTAGAGTAACCCCGACAGACCAGAAAAAGTTTTACACAATTAGAAACGAAACCGATGCGGCCTGTAGAATAATTTATAAAGGTAACACATACTCTACATCTAATGGCGTGGAGATTGCGTCTGGGGCAACTCAAGCTGTAACTGGAGATGGTGGGGGCGCTTCTAGCGGTAAATTTAAATCACTAACACCGCCAACAGACTTGGTTAATGATGCAAGTCCACAGCTATCAGCAAACTTAGATGTAAATGGCAACAGCATTACATCAACCAGCAATGGCAATGTGGTAATATCTCCAAACGGAACAGGTGATGTTCAACTTGACGCTGACACAGTTAGGGTTGGGGATAACAATGCAGATGCTACAATAACAACAAACGGCACAGGCGACCTAACACTAAGCACAAACAGTGGGACCAACTCTGGGACTATTGCCATAGCCGATGGTACAAATGGAAATATCAGTGTCACTCCTAATGGCACAGGCTCGGTTGTTCTTGACGGCTTATCTTATCCGCAAGCAGACGGCACAAATGGTCAGTACTTACAAACAGACGGCTCCGGCAATTTAAGTTTTTCTACTGTACCGATTAGTGGCAGTACATTTACGCTTGGTAGCTGGACTTTAAGTGTGGTTAGTAATGAGTTAGTTTTTAGTTACAATGGCACAGGAGTGGCTAAAATAAAAACTACAGGTGAAATTGTTTCTGCGGATGACATTACCGCTGAGGGAACTATTTAATTATGGCACTACCTGATTCCGGTGAAATTAAATTAAGCCAACTGGCTACAAATTTTGGTGGCTCTGCACCTCATGGCCTTAAAGAATACTATCGAGGCGGGGGTAGTGTGTCTGACAATGCTGTCAACAGTACCGTCCCACAGTCCGGGGAGCTTAGCCTTAAAGACTTCTACTCTTCAGCAGGAACCTCATCGAGGGACTTAAGAGTTTGGATGGCTTATCAATTTGCGGCGGGGGGCTACACTTCTGGATTTGGAGTTACCTCACAAAGCAGCACAGCCGCCCCCTCTACCATTTCTAATGGTGCAAATGCTGTGGCTTGGCAACCTGTGTTTCATGCAGGAAGCGGCTTTATTACTAGCGCAAGCATCACAATTTCACAAAACGAAGACGTAACAGCATACAATAACAATGTGGTTTTGTACGGTGGTACAACTAGCAGCACTGTAACTAATGTTGTGGCTGCATGGAATGCTGGGTATAACGGAAGCACTGGTGGGGCAAGAGGATACAGTATTTCTTGGAACGCTGATGGAACTATAAATTCCATTACCAATACATCTAACACTTACAATTATGCTATTATTACATGGGCCACAGATAATGTAAGTGCCGCAAACAGCGCTGGCTATAAGTGGTTTGGATTTAAAGCCACTAATCCACCCAGTTGGAGTAAGGGCGCTCTCGTTTTGGGCGGAACTTTTACCGCAAGTAGCTCAGCATCCATAACACAACCATCGTAGGTGTGTCATGCCGTTACAAAAACTACAATTTAAAGCTGGCATTAACAAAGATGTTACCCCTTACTCAAACGAGGGAGGTTGGGTTGATGGTGATAAAATTAGATTTCGCCTTGGCTACCCAGAAAAAATTGGTGGCTGGTTAAAGTATTCTGCAAATACTTTTCAGGGCGTTTGTCGTGCTTTACATAACTGGATAGCGCTGGACGGCTCTAACTTTCTTGGTCTAGGCACACATTTAAAATATTATATTGAGGAGGGCGGGGCGTTCAATGATATTACGCCACTTAGGGACACAACAGCCGCTGGTGATGTCACCTTTAGCGCAAGCAATGGGTCGTCTTCAATAACAGTGTCAGACACAAATCATGGCGCTAACATAAATGATTTTGTTACATTTAGCGGGGCCGCAACTCTTGGCGGTCTTATTACAGCGGATGTGCTAAATCAAGAATATCAAATTGATTCAGTAACAAGCTCTGGCGTTTATGTGATAACAGCCAAAGACCCAACTACTGGAAATGCCGTAACTGCAAACTCATCAGATTCTGGCAACGGAGGCAGTTCTGTTGTTGGTGCGTATCAGATAAATGCGGGATTAAACTCGCAGGTTGGTGGCACGGGTTGGGGTGCTGGAACATGGGGGTCAGGAGGCTGGGGTTTGGCTTCTGCTATTACGACATCTACAGAGATAAGGCTATGGTCGCACGATAATTTTGGCGAAGACCTTATTATAAACGCCAGAGATTCTAATTTGTACTATTGGGATAAATCCGGCGGTCTTAGCGCCAGAGCGGTAGAGGTTTCAACAAAGGCTGGAGCCAAGTCTGTTCCCACGGTGGCTAAACAGGTGCTTGTGTCTGACCAAGATAGACACGTTATAGCTTTTGGTTGTGATGCTATTAACTCAAGTTCATCTGCGGCTCAGGGCAATGGAACGCAAGACCCTTTATTAATTAGATTTTCATCTCAAGAAAACGCAGTGGATTGGTTTCCATCAACATCTAATACTGCTGGCGATTTGATTTTAGGTTCTGGCTCGGAGTTTGTTCAGGCTGTTGAGACAAAGCGTGAGATTTTAGTCTGGACAGATACATCACTTCACTCAATGAGGTTTATCGGACCGCCGTTTACATTTGGCTTACAGCAGTTGGCATCAAACATTACCATCATGGGTCCAAACGCCGCCGTTGCCACTGAAGACGTTGTGTACTGGATGGGTATAGATAATTTCTATGTTTACTCAGGGCAAACACAGCAACTAGAATGCACTGTAAAAGACCATGTGTTTGCAGATTTTAATTTGAGCCAAACAGACAAAGTGTACGGTGGTGTAAATTCAGAGTTCTCTGAAGTCATATGGCTATATTGCTCTGATACAAATTCAGTAGCCAATGGCGGTGACGGAGAAAACGACAGATACGTTATATATAATTACAAAGACACCATATGGTATTACGGAACTCTTAGCCGCTCTGCTTGGCTGGATAGAGGGACCAGAGCATACCCGATAGCGGCACAGGGTGCGTATTTATACAATCATGAATACGAGTATGATGATGACGGCTCTGCTATGAATTCTTATATTGAGTCAGCGCCAATGGACATACAGGATGGTGATAATTTTAGCTTGGTGACAAAGGTAATACCTGACCTAACCTTTGTAGGTTCAACTTCTTTAGCAAGCCCACAAGCGACATTTACATTAAAATCTAGGACAGAGCCGGGGGCTGCCTATTCTAATACTTCGTCTGGCACTGCTGTTAGAACTGCGTCATCTCCTGTAGAAACATTTACAGAACAATTAAATCTAAGGACAAGAGGGCGCTCATTCTCTGTTCGAGTTGAGTCAGCCGCTTTGGGTACAAAATGGAAACTAGGTTCACCAAGGGTAAATATTAGGCCTGACGGGAAAAGATAATGGCATTAACCAATTTACCAGCACCTAGATTACCTGAGCCAACATCAGAATATTCTCTGACTTATATGCAAGATTTGCTTAGAGCATTAGAGATATTTATCGAGCAGGAAAGAACTGCTGGAGACATACGGGCGACAACAATTACTTTAACTGCATTGCCTACATCCGCAACAGGGCTTGAGTCCGGTGCGCTGTACAATGACTCAGGAACGGTAAAAATTGTACCGTAGTACAAATGGACTATATAAAAAAAATAATCGAATATAACGCGGTCGCTCGCCTAACAATGATTTGCAGTATAGCTATGTCTTGGCGTTGTGCAGAATGGTTTATGAATTTAGAAGACCCAACCATGCAACAAAGTGCGTTTGTATCTGTTATAATGGGTGTTATGACAGGTATATTCGGTATATGGATGGGGCAAGAGTCTAAGGGAAGAAGAAATGATTAGATGGCTGTTAAAATTGTGGAGAGTAAGGCATGGGGATTTGTCCGGTCACAGACTTCACACAATCAAATATGACGATTTATGTATGTAGGAGACAAAAGTGATACAGGCGCTTATAGGTCCGGTAACAGGGCTACTAGACAAATTTATTGAAGACAAAGACCAAAAAGCAAAGTTGGCTCACGAAATTGCCACTATGTCAGAGCGGCATATGCAAGAACAAATCATGGGTCAGTTAGAAATAAATAAAGCAGAAGCACAACATAAGTCTATTTTTGTGGCTGGCTGGCGACCCTTTCTCGGCTGGTGTCTGTCTTTTGCCATGGCTTGGCACTTTGTTTTAGCGCCAGTGACCATGTTTGTGTGTTCCTATCTTGGAGTAGAAATACCAGAGCTACCTACGTTTGATATGGATTCTCTAATGACTGTTTTGCTGGGAATGCTTGGCTTAGGCGGACTCAGAACCTTTGAAAAAGTTAAAAAGGTTACAAAATAGGCTTGTAAATGATATAATTCGCATAATGATTTAATTGAGGCGTATTATGTCAAGACCCCCTTTAAGCGAAGAAAAAGCAAACGAAGTAGTCGTTGCTTTTCACAAACACTTCTGCAATGCAACTAAGGCCGCTAAAGATTTAGGTTTAACATACGCAACTTTTATATCTAGACTCGGCATAGCAAAGCGCAGAGGGCTTTTATCTAAGCCAAAAGTGGTAGAGTCAAAAGTAGTTGTAAAGCCTGTTTACAGAATACAGCAAAGAAAATCTAGGCCAGACGAAACAAAGCACGTTTTAGCCATAGGTGATTGCCACGATAGCCCTAGACTGCCTGATAAACGGCGGTTTTATGCCATGGGTAGATATGCCAAAGAAAACAAAGTGGACCAGATTGTACAGATAGGTGACTTTGCGAGCATAGAATCTCTTAATAGATTTGATGGCAATGAAACAACAAAGGGCAGAGAAAAGCCTACATTTAAAGAAGATATGCGTAGCTTCCAGCAGGCCATACGATATTTTCATAAGGGGTTGGCTGGGTATGACATTCCAAAACACGTTACTCTTGGTAACCATGAAGACAGGATATGGTCTTTTACTAATAAAAATCCAGAGGTCATTGAATTGCTTGACCAAATATTGTTCGCAACTTTGGATGATTATAACTGGACATACTCTCCATACGGAGACTTTTATTTTATAGGTGATGTGGGCTTTACACACTCGCCATTAAACACGATGGGTAAGCCATATGGCGGTATGTATGCGGAAAATCAAATAGCGAGAGACTCGTTGCATGATGTGGTTTTTGGGCATACTCACAAACGAGTTGACAAGACGTATCCAAAAATGGGTAATCAGCTTTTAAATGTGATGAATTTGGGTACAAGTCTACCGCAAGGCCACTTAGAGGAGTATGCTAAACATACATTAACAGGATGGTCATATGGGGTCTACGACATCCGAATAAAAGATGGTAAAATAGACGAAAGAACTTGGATACCTATTAATAACCTTATTGAGCGCTATGGTGATGGATATGCGGGAGATTAATAAAATAATTGTACACTGCGCTGACACTCCCGAAGGAAGGGATGTCAAAACAGAGGAAATAAAGCGCTGGCACACTGAAGAGAGGGGCTGGAGCGATATTGGCTATCACTGGGTTGTGGAACTTGATGGTTCGGTTCACGCTGGGCGTGATGAGTCTATCAATGGCGCTCACTGTAGGGGTCATAATAGCGACAGCATCGGTATCTGCTACGTTGGTGGGGCTGACTCTGAGGGAAATCCTAAAGACACACGAACCCAAGAACAGAAGGATTCTCTTGTCACACTTATCACAGAGATACTTGAAAGACATCAAGAGGCACAGGTCTACGGACACAGAGACTTTTCAGAAAAAGCCTGCCCATCATACGATGCAAAAACAGAATACGCAGGGCTATAAGGAGTAAACTATGTTACCACTTTTGTTTGGACTGGGGGGTTCTGCGCTAGCTGGCGCTGGATTGCTTGGTGGAATGGGTGCATTAACCGCTGGCGCTCTTGGCTCAGGCTTAGGCTCTCTGGCACAAGGTGATGACATAGGAACAGCTATCGGCACTGGCCTGATGTCTTATATGGGCGGTAAGGCTCTTGGTGGTTTAGGTGGTGCTGGAGCCGCTGGCGCTGGTGATGCGGCAAATTTAGCAAGCAATCTTCCAGCGGGAACTGCGCCTGCTGGTTATATGGGCGCTGGAACAGCGCAAAGTGCCGCAAACTTCACTGATTTTATGCCAAGTCCTGCTGGCGGGTTAAGTGGCGCTGGCGCACAAGGCGCAATGAACGCACTCACCGGAAATCTAGGTCAGACTGCTGGCATAGCACTGCCCGGTTTAGCATCTCTTGGCGCACCTCAAGCAGGGGCGTTTGATTCAGAGTTTGATGAAGGTGGAGATATACCAGAGGCGGAATCGCCAAACAGAATTGCAAAAATGCCACCACTGGGATACAGGCCCGGATTTGACCCAGAGTTTAGATACTTTAATGAAGGCGGTATAGCGTCTTTGGCATATCAAGAGGGCGGAGATATGGATATGTCAGAAGCCCCCAACGACAAAGAGCTTATATCTAGGGCTGTAGAGGCGATTCAAGGCCGCTCAGATAACCCTGAGATAGTCTTGGGTCAGTTTGTAGCCAGATATGGAGAAGACGCATTACGCGACCTTGTGGGGCGTGTTCAGAGCGGTGAGTTTGATATGAATGCAATGGTCACCGAAGGTCAAGTCAATGGCATTGGTGACGGCATGGATGACATGATTCCAGCAACATTAGAAGGAGAGCAAGATGTGGTGCTATCCGATGGAGAGTTTATTGTACCTGCGGATGTGGTTAGCGGGCTGGGCAACGGCTCGACTGACGCAGGCTCGAAGGCTCTATATGAAATGATGGACAGGGTTCGTGAGATGCGAACTGGCATGACAAAACAACCTGAGCAAGTGCCGCAAGGAATGATGCTACCAGCATGATGATTACAGCAGTTCCCAGAGAGGCTCTGGGTATCGTCTGGGGAGACGTAGCAAAAGTTTTAATTAAGTCAGTAGAAACATCAAAGGGCAAGTTTCATATTGACGATGTTTATAAAGACGTTGAGAGCGGTATGTACGGATTGTGGTTAATAATTGACGATGAAAAAGAAGGTATGAATGTCATTGCCGCTATAACAACAAGAATAATTCAATATCCAAGTAGGAAAGCATTGGCTATGGATTGGCTTGGGGGAAGCAGAATGGGTGAGTGGTTGCCGATGGCACAGAAAACCCTTGAAGGATACGCTAAAGAGTGTGGATGTAGTCATTTAGAAAGCTACGGAAGAAAGGCTTGGAAGCGTTGGTTAGGCAAGTATGGCTGGGAGCCAGAGTACATTGCTTATAGAATGGAGTTAGGAAATGGGTAAAGGTTCTAAGCAACCGCAAGAACAAACGGTTGTCCAGTCCAATCTTCCAAAGTATGTAAGACCATACTTTGAACGTCTTCTGCAACGCACGGAAGCAGAATCCAAACAGGAGTATAATCCCTACACTGGTCAGCGTTTAGCCGATGAGGCCGCTGACACTTTGCAGGCTAGACAAGACATTAGAAATCTAGGACCGATTGCAGGCATAGGTGACGCACAAACTGCGACTAAAGATGCTATAGGCCGCGCACAGAGGGGCATGGGCTATGAGGCAGAGGCGTTTGGATTGGATTCCATACGCTCAAAAATGACTCCATTTATGCAACAGGTAGTAGATGTTCAAAAAGCAAAGGCCATTCAAGATTTTCAAGACCAAAACGCCGCTAGGTCGGCTCAGGCAGTTCAAGCTGGGGCATTCGGAGGCTCCCGTCAAGCAATCGCGCAAGGCATGGCTCAAAACGAACTTTCGCGCCAGCTTGCAGAGATACAGGCTCAGGGGCAACAGAAAGCATTTGAGCAGGCATCAGGACAACTTACCGCTGATAGACAGGCGATGGCAGATGCAGAAAGAATAGGGCTTCGCGCTGGAGAAATGGCTGGCGCACAGGGTTCTCAATTAGCGCAACTTGGTCAATTAGCAAGAGAGGGCGATGTGCAAGCAGCAACTCTTCTAGAGCAAATTGGCAAAGACCAAATGGCCAGAGAGCAAGCTGGATTGGATATGGCTTATGAAGATTTTGTTCGTCAAAGGGATTACCCGCGTGAACAGTTGCAGTTCTTGTCATCCATACTTAGAGGTGTCCCAGTACAACCATCTACGGAAACGACTAAGTTCGGTACTTATAATCCTCTTCAACAACTCCTTGGAACTGGCGTTTCCGCGCTAGGGTTGTATAAAGGAATACAAGGTCTATGAATATTATTGACATCCAAGACCAGCTTAAAAACTTCTCTGAAGATCAGCTTATTAATGAGATGCAAATGCCGTCTGGCAATGCGCCTCAGTTTCTTGTTTTAAGTGAGATTCAGCGCCGTAAACGTGTAAGAGATGACTTTTCAAAGCGTAAGGCCGCTCAACAGCCTACGGTGGCTGAGGAGGCAATCGCCGCCGCTGGTGTGCCGCAGTCTGGTATTGCTGGTATGTCAGAGGCCATGGCCCCGAAAAGTACCATGGTACAAAATGCTGTAGGCTCTGCAATGCCAGAGGCCATGAGGTCTGGTGGCTTGATGCAGTTTGGAAATGACATTCAAAAAAGCATTAGCTCACAAGAGGTAGACCCCTTCCTTGATGAGGTCGAGGACATGGCTGAGTCACGCTTCGGGGTAGACTTTAATGAGTCGCCTAGATTTGGCCTAAATATAGATCAGCGTCTAAGGCCAGCCATTGGGCTTCCATTTATTAATGACCCAATGCCTTACATAGACGCCCCTTTTGAAAGGGAAAGCCGAAGAATGCCAGTTAAGGGTGGCCCACGGAACGCTTTACAGCCGCCTGAGTTTACAAACTATTTGACATCACCCATGATAGCTTTTGAAGAGGGTGGGTTGATACGCGCTCAAGACGGTATTCCTCGCGGCTTACGGCTAAACAATCCCGGAAACATTAGGCCGGGTGCTGGCTTCTTTGGTGAAATAGGCGATGATGGCGGATACGCTAAGTTTGACTCAGATGCTGCTGGCATAAGAGCCATACAACGTCTTCTTAGAACTTACGGAAATCAGTACGGCATAAACACGCTAAGAGGATTGGCGAATAGATATGCCCCACCGTCAGATAATAACCCTACAGATAACTATATAGAGTTTCTTTCTCAGAAAACTGGCATAGACCCAGATGAGCCAATAAATCTTGCTGAACGTGGCGCTGATATTATCCCTGCTATTATTGGTTTTGAGCAAGGTCAACAGCCCTTCTCCCAAGACATGATTAATAAGGCGATTGGCGCGGCACAGTTTGATGAAGAAGAAGACATAAAAAGCGCTCTTTTCCCTCAAGAGCTTATAGATGCTGGTGTTTCACCGTCTGATTTAGCTCAAGCTGACCAAAGTCCGGGTCTTATGTCTGCGATGGCGGCAACAAGTGGCTCAAGCCCAACGCCCCAACAAGACTATCTAGCAGGTCAGTTGTCAGATGGGCCATTTGACGCAGAGGGCAGAAAACGAAGACAGGCTCCAAACCGTGTAGAAACAGACCCCAAAGGTTCGGGCGGAAGAAATGACCCTAAACGCGAAGCTCCAGACCCGAACAGGCCACCAGTGATTCTAGAACCGGGCGATACTACAAAAGGGCGCAATATAGGTAGAAAAGACTCTCGCATAGAAGATTTAAAAGCTGCAAGAAAACTGGCAGAAGACAGAGCAGCAGCGGCTGCGAAAGCGGCGGAAGAAGAGGTTACTGAAGAACCAACAACAACAGACCCAGAGCCTCCCAAAGAGCCAGATGCTCCCAAGACATCAGGGCTGTCTTCTATTGAAGAAGAAATAATTGCCCTTCAAAAACAAATGCAGAAAGACAGAGAGTCAGATAAGTGGCTTGCTATCGCACAGGCTGGTCTAGCGTTAATGTCCTCTAACAATCCTACACTTCTTGGTGCGGCTGGAGAAGCTGGCATTGAAGGGCTAAAGGCTTTCCGTGAGGCTAACGATAGATATCAAGAAGGCGTGATAGACTTGCTTAATGCCCGCTCTAAACTTGCCAAAAACAAAACAGGCTTGACTCAAAATCAAGCAAATAAGTTGGCAGTTGATTATGAGAAAATTGCAAACGATATGTCGGTTGATGAGCAAACTAGAATCCGCGCCAGAATACTGGCAGAACAGTTAAGAATGCAAGGCGGTCTTGGTATGGGCTTGATGGCAGGTAACTATGATATAGCCACACCTAGTTCCTAGAGGAGTTTTAGATGGGGCAATATTACGTTCAGGGTAGCTCTGGTAAATACTACTCTTTTAATATATCTGGTCAGTCTCCTAATGATGCCGAGCAAGGCAAGATTCAGCAGATTCTTCAGCAAAACAATGATTCATTGATTGGTGGTCAGCCCACCTCTGAAGAGAAGGGCGGGTTTGGCGCGGCTCTTTCTGGCGGCATAGACACGCTACAGCTTGGCTTTGGCTCTGCTATAGAAGGTCTTGGAGAGTCAACTGACATAGACTTTCTGAAAGAATATGGCAAAGAAGTTGTAGAAACAAACAAACAACAACTTGCCGACAATGAACAGTATCGAACCAGAATAGATGACATAACTGGCGTTGGCAGTGCATTGTCATTTGCTGGTCAAGCCATAGTTGAGCAAGTTCCCCAGATAGGCTCAACGCTTGCTGGTGCATATGCTGGCGCTAAAGTAGGCGCGGCTCTTGGCCCAAAGGGGGCAATAGTTGGCGGTATAGCTGGCGGTGTAAGTGCAAACCTTCCATTCTTTTATGGCATGAACCGTGAGGCTCAAAAAGATGTAAGCCCTGTAGTTGATGAAGGTATTGCGGCCCTTACAGCCATTCCTCAATCTATATTAGATTTTATTGCTGACCGGATTGTGGTTGGCGCAATATTTACGCCAAAGTTTATAAATGGTGGGGGAATATTTAGCAGGATTGCAAAAGGCGCTGGCGCTGGTGCGGCGGCTGAAGTTCCAACAGAGCTTGGTCAACAAGTTCTTGAGAGACTTCAGGCTGGCAAAGAACTTGCAAGCGAAGAGGCAATTAAAGAATATCGTGATGTAGCAATCACCGCTGGCCTTGTCGGCGGAAGTATTCGCGGTACATCAAACCTTATCGCAGGGGACAGAAACAAGAAAGACCATGCGGAAAAAACACGCCAGCTAGATGAGGATTTCAGAGAGCTTCAACAAGAAGTTCACGGTAATGCCGCGCTTGGCCTGAAGAAGAAAAACGAATTAGCCCCAGACCCATCTGTTAAATCAGAAGTTATTAAGCAGGGCAATCAAGTAGAGGCACAGCAACAGGCAATTTTAAAAGCTCAAGAGGCCGCTGTTGCTGGAACATCAAGGCTGAATTTAAAAAGACTCTCTGAAGAAGAGCAGTCTACATTGGGTCAGTACAGGCAGGCGATTGGCTCATCACAACGCCCCTTTACAACTGTTGCAGAACTCAGAGATGCTGGCCTTACTGATAGAGCGGATTCAATACAGGAACAGCAACTTGGCGTTCTCAACGCTAAGATGGAGGATAGGGCCACAGTAAAACATAAATTTACTCAGGCTCAATATGACGCGGCTGTAGAAAGAGTGAAGAGGGATGGGGTGGCAGAAGTTGCCAACATCAGAGACGCCGCCAAAACAGAAAAGGGAAACAAGCCAGCAGAGTCAGTTGCGGAATCAATTCGTGATGAGATGATTGCCAATAGGGTTATTAAAAAAATAAACAACTCTGAGTACGTTCCCCTGTCGGAAGAGGACGTAGCGGCAGACCCAGCCACTGAGCTTAGAGCGTTGCTATCAAGAGAGCAGAAGAAGCTAGAGTCTAAAAGAAAAGCAAAAGAAGATATGAAGGAGCGCCAACGCGCCCTGCTTCAGTCTTGGGATGGCTCGTCACCACAAGAATCGGCTTTGGAAGTTACACAGAAAGAAGACGCTCGCATAGACAGTGATATTGCTGTTTCTGAAAAGACAGTAAAGAACATACAAAGACAGATTGACTCTATAGACGCAAGAAGTGGTGCGGCTGGTCAACTTGCTAAACAAACCTTTACTGCCGAAGACTCTATGCTTGCTTTACGAGCCGCTCAAGAAGCATCTAAAGCAAAGCCACGGGCAGAATACGAGACTCGCAAAAAAGAAATAGCAAAAAAGATAGAGAGCTATGCAAAGAAAGACCTTGGGCTAAAGGGCTTCAAGTTTTCTTTTGAAGACGAGCTTGGCGGTTCAAGGCCGGGAACTGTAGGGCAGGGTTACTATGACCCTAAGCAAAAGCTGATTGCTATTGCTGTCGGAATATACGACCCGAATATGAGTGACGCTGATTACATAGCTCGCTTAAAGGGTGTGATGAACCATGAGGTTATCCATGCACTGCGCGATGCCCGACTGTTTACAGATGCAGAGTTCCAAACTTTAGTCAACGCCGCAAATAAAAGAAAAGTGACCGTTGTTCGCAATGGCGAGAACGTACAGCGTGATTATAACTTTGTGGACAGAGCGCTTAAATTAAACAGAAGAAGAGATGGGGAAACAGATGCTCAGTTCACAGCTAGGGTAAACGAAGAAGCTGTAGCGGAAATGTTTAGGTCATACGCTGACGGCAGACTGAAGGTGGCTGGCAAGCCCCTGTCTCTGTTCAAGAGGATTATTAATTTCTTCTTAGGTGTAAAGTCTGCACATATTGACACAGGCTTTGATAGCGTTGATGCAATATTTGAAGACATCAAGACAGGAAAGATTGGGAGCAGAAGTCAAACAGACCTAGAAGGGCGTGTACGCAGAAGAGGTGACCCTGTGCAAGAGGCCGTAGATGAGTTGGCTATAGAGTCAGCATATACTGCCTTTGATGCAGATGACCCAGAAGACTATGTTGCAATGTCCGTGGCTGACAGAGACTTCTCAGAGGTTGGCGATGTCAGTATTTTGCCAGATGAAGCCCTGCAAAACGCACAATTCATCAGGGCAAACAAGCAAAAATCCACCGACCAAAAGAAAATCATGGGCAAGCTGTTTGCCAATAGAGATTTAGACGATGGTACAATAGTTTCTATTAGACCAAATCTAAATGGATTTATAGAGGGCGATAATGGGCGTTTGCAAATGACCCAAACCGTCCATGAAGGGCGTAACTACAGCACGGCACTTGGCTATGACATATTTGCGACTGTGAGCAATCCTGAGATGCTGGTAAGCCCAGCAAAAAGAAGAGATATCTATAACGGAGAAACACCTAAAGGGGCAAAGCAAGACAAAGTTCCAATGGCTAGTGGCTCTGGTGGCTATGTCAACATGACAAGGGGTGAGGCTGAGTTAATTATCAACAACCCAGACCATGTTCTTTCTTTCAACCCCGGAAGCAAGAAGCGTGAAGTTGTAGGACATCACCTATTCGTTGACGAGAAGGGCTATGCTGTAGAGAAAGTTGACGGCGTTGGCGTACACTTTGGCGGGAAGATATTTGTTAAGGGCAAGCTCGTACATTACACAAGCGAGAACGCTCCTCAACCTCTTGATGGCCTGCCCACATCTGTAAAATATATAGACAATTCTGAGAAAGACTTTTCGGAAGTCTTCTCACCTGAACTGCCAATGGCACAAACAGACAAAGTTGGTGTAATAGCTCACAAGCTACCAAAAGAACTCTTGGTGCAAGGCACTGGAGAAAAGGCAACCATTCCTGTGCCGCAGGCATTTACGCCAAACAACAAAGGCACTGTGTTTAACAACATTGACAGGCTAAAAGAAAAGCATCCAGATGCCATGTCATCTGCACAGGCGTTTATGAGAATGCAACAAGATGCCATGGGTGGAGAGTTCGTACCCCTGCCGCCACTAAACGCAATTAATTATGCCAACGACCCAATGCGTATGGCGGCTAAGTTACGTCAGCTTACTCCAGAACTTAAAGCTGGGGTTGACGAAGGATTTTCATACGTTAGTCAAATTAAATCTTTGTACGACTCAGGCCAAGCAACGCCGGAGATGACCCTAAAGTTATTCTTGTGGGGTATTCTTTCTCGTGGCGCAGGCCCAGTACAGCAAGAGGCCGCTTATATTGACATTGTTGAGGATGCCACGCCCCTTATTAAAAAAGCTGGGCGAGGTTTTTTTACACAGGATGACATAGACACTTGGAAAAGAACCGTTAAAAAATATCTTCCTGCTGGCTCTCCGGGCCGTCAGGTTACAATGAATGTAAACGCCGCTGGAAAGCTCATGTTTGAGATGTCCAAGCGCTCTCCACAAAACAATAATATTACCGTTGGTGAAGAAATACATCAGCTTATGCTGAACAACAATGTCAGTGGGCGTGCAGTGCGTAGAGCGTTTTTATCTCTGACCAATAAAGCTGGCATTGACAACAAGGTTGTCTCCTTTGTTCTTTTAGTCGGCGGCAAGACCGACCTTCTTATCATGGACAGGATTCAAACTAGCAATATGTTTGATGATGGGCGATTTGGTGGGGCTAATTTGTACGATGGTATATTCTTAGGAACATACAATCAGAAAAACGGCAAGCCATATAACGATGGACTTGCAAAGCTCTTAATAGGCCCACGCGGCTCTCTTGTGACTGAGTTTATGGAAGATGGCATAAGGCCAAATGTTGAACTTGCATACGGCATAGTGGGTAGGCCAGAGGACGCAAGCCTTGGTAGATTTCACTGGGAAAGCTGGGTGATTGAGGGTGAACAGGTAGTTAATCACTCTACCCTTGCCGCAATAGCAGAGAACAATCCTGTTGGTCATGCTGTTACAGAAGGCAAGCCGTTTACGTTTAGTTCTGGAATGACATACAGAAGAGCGCCTAGTGGTGCAGTTGTAGAGTATCCGTTAAGTGATGGCTCTCCTGTATTTATGACCCCAACAAGATTTAAAGCATTTACAAAAAGACTATCCGATAAAGGAGTAAAAGACGGCATATATCCACAAGGGTTCAAGGTTAGTGACGCAACTGCACAGCCGTGGTACACTCTTCCAGAGGTTAACAGGAGTAAGTTAGATGAAATCGCAAAACAATTCGAGAACGCAAGACCCAATGGAAGTCTTCGTGACGGCACTGAGAGGGCTGGAAAAGACACCGTTACCATTAAGCGAGGCGACGGAAGAAAGCCTGAACGAACAGACGGAAGAGACTTCTCCTCAGTCCCAGCAGTCGAGGGACTAAATACCCTCAAAGACTTTATCAGAAATAATCCTGATGGCTACACATTAAACTCTCAAGGTGTTCTTATTCCACCGGGAACTCCTGACTCAGGAATTGCCGTAGCACCTATTAAAGCGGCAGAACTAATTGTTGGGCCAGATATACCATTAGAGGTTTTGAGAGAGTACGTTGAAAACGCTAAGTCAGTTTCGGAAGTATTAGACCAAGAAGTCTTTTTAGGCGGATGGCTTAATGAAGCGGATAATCAGTATTATCTTGACAATGCGATTTTAGTGAGGGATAAGGTAGAAGCGTTATATATTGCTGAAGCGGCAGAGCAAGAAGCTATTTATGATTTGACAGTGCCGCCATACGGACAGGAGATAGTCACCAATGAAGGAATCAAACAACTCCAAGAAACCGGAATTTATCGGGATAACATCGCAGAGCGATACAGACGAGGTATTGACGAAGCTAGTCGCCTCTTTAGAAAGTCAAGGCTTTCGAATCCAGAACAAGGAAGAGTTGAAAGAGCAAGAGACGCAGACCTCTTAGACATCTTTTCTCAAGACGATGCGTTTACAGAGCGTCTGTCTCAGGACGACTTGCAACAACTGCAAGAAGTTCAAGAATTATTTTCCTCTATTAATGAATCTCCTCGCGACTTTATGGAAGTGCCGAGCAACCCATCGGCTCCAATCGCTAACCCTGTAGCTGTCAGGGCAAGGAATCGTGGGGAAACCGTAGCCAACCCATATTTATTTGGTGTTATTGAAGACGGCGGCAGAAAGTATGCCGTGTCTTTACTTGCTGGTCAACACGCCGAAGGTCAGTCAAGGGAGGAGCGCCCTGTTCCTACCATGGGTAGCTTTGGGCTTTATCACATCCACCAAAGAGGTCATGACAAAGAGCTTACAGATAACAGTAAGTTCCCATCTGTAGAGGAGGCTATATACGCCACACTCCGTCAATGGGATAGACAGGGAAGGTCAGATGGAGAAGTGATTGTCATACCAGATGGCGGTGACTTCAACATGGACTTGCGTATGGAATGGAAAAGCCCATCACACAAATCCCCACCTCTTGTCCTGTCACTTCAGTACATAGCAAACAGAAAAAATCCCTTTTACACTGTACGCACATTCTACCCTGAACTTTCTGACACTTCCTACAAGGGGTTGATGAAGGAAAAGAAGGTGGGCAGATTTGACGAAATGTCAGTTCCGCTTGCACCAGAAACAGTCAGGCTTGGTCAGCAGATAACAGAGAATCAGCATCACATAGTCTACTCAAAGTCCTATGATGTTTTGTCAAAGGCTATGAAAATGATTCCGCTTGTTAGTGACCAGAAAGCGGAGGACATAACAAAAGAATTTATTATGCGCTTCCAAGACAGGATGTTGCCTGTCGGACAGATTATAGATGAGTTGCGCTCTAAAGGGGCAAACATCACAGACGCCTTGGACACATACCAAAAAGAAAGTTTGTACCATGGTATAACTGGTGAGCGTATCAACACAGCAACTGACGGTCTTTACAAGCCAACAGCAGAGCTAGTGTCAACCTTAGATGTAGACGCAGATTTTGATGCGCTTGATTCTGAGTTTGCTAAATATTCTTTTGAGACAACTGGCAGTAAGAAGGTTGCCGCCATAGAGGCATATCTATATGCGCTACACGCAAAAGAAAGAAACGAATACATACGAACTATAGACCCAAGCAATGACTCAGGGTCTGGTATGGATGATGCACAAGCTGACAGAATATTGAACTGGGAGCGCTCACTTAACGAAACAGAAAGAGCAAAGTTTTTTGAAATTAGAAGCCGTGTTCGTGACATAATAGCCGACACAAATAAAATTAGAAGAGATGCCGGGTTAATACCAGAAAACTTTGAGGAAGACCCAGCCGCTATTGACGAAGAGGGTAAAGAATTTAAACCGCCCCCTGTTTATTCTGATTATGTTCCGCTTAGAGGAATACTAGACCCGATGGGAGAGGCAAATGAAGATGCTTCTTTCGCTGGCACTGGTGGGGCTTCTTATTCAGTGAGGGGAAGAGAAGATAAAAGAGCGCTTGGTAGAGATACATACCCAACAAACCTACTTGCTGGGGTTTTTATGCAACATCAAAACTCAATCATACGCTCTGAAAAGAATGAAGTTGCCAAGTCGTTCTTAAATTTGCTGAAGGCCAATAGAGACGGCATGGCAGATTACGCTATAGAACTAAAGACAATGCCGATGAAAAGAGGCATAGTTAATGGTACAGTTCGAGTGATACCAGACTTAACAGCTTCACAAGACCCAAGCATTTTGCAGGTTAAGCAAAATGGTAATGTTACTCGAATTAGACTAAAAGACGCACGTTTGGCTAGGGCGTTGAACGGAAGTGTGGGAGTAAGCCCGCAAACATCAAATGCACTTACTCGTAGCTTGGGTGTACTTAACAGATATCTTTCAAACATCAATACATCTTTTAACCCTGAGTTTCTTGTCACCAATATGTTCCGTGACATACAAACCGCTGGCGTAAACGTCAATCAATATGAACGCGCTGGTTTAACCAAAGAGGTAATGAAGAACTTTAAACAAGCCTTTAAAGGTGTAAGGGATGTTGTTCGTACTGAGGGTCAAGCATCAAACATAACAAGAGAAATGGCAGAGAAGGCTGACTTTGATATAGATAAAATATCAAATGCAGATTTGTTTAGGCTGTTCCAGATATATGGTGGACAGAACGCAACAAACATGATGTCTGACCTTGCAGACCAAGTTAATAATGTAAACAGCTTAGTTGGTGATATAGCTGAGTCTGGCGCTAGAGGCCAATGGAATAAAATTAAAAATAGTTTTGTTGGAGAGAAGACGGGTTCACTTTTAAAACTTCTTGAAGATTACAACACTGTCGTGGAAAACGCTATCCGTGTCGCAACCTTCAAAGCCCTTGCCCCTAAGATTGGCTTTCAAAAGGCCGCATTTGCCGCGAGAAACGTAACCGTTGATTTCGCAAAGGGTGGTGAGTACAAGAACGCAATGAACTCTGCGTATCTGTTCTACAACGCATCACTGCAAGGCTCGTTTGCCCTTTTGAATGCCGCAACACGTTCAGCAAAGGTTCGTAAGATTTGGGCTGGGTTGATTGTGTTTGGAATTGTACAAGACCAGCTTAACGCCGCGTTCTCAGAAGAGGATGAGGATGGTGAGTTGGTGTACGATAAAACACCTCAATACATCTTAGAACACAATATGATATTCCCAATGTTTGGATTAGGGCCGACAGAGCGCTCTGAACTTGCGATACCTATGCCGTATGGCCTGAACATGGCTGTAAACTTTGGGCGCTCACTTAGCAGATACGCCAGAGGAGCTTACACCGTTGGGGAGGCTGGCAGTAGCATAATCGGTACAGCAGTGGACACGATTAATCCTTTGGGCGGCACAAACAACTTCTTTAACTTTGTAGCGCCAACAATATTTGACCCATTCATTGATATCTACAGCAATGAGGAAGAGTTTTCTGGTAGGCCTATTACAAAAGAGACATCGCCATTTGACCCAACTCCACCACCTGACAGTCAGCTATACTGGTCTACAACAAGTCCATCAGCCAAGTGGATAGCGGCAAACCTTAACTCTCTTACTGGCGGCAATGCCATTCAAAGCGGCATCGTTGATGTGTCACCAGACCTTTTGGAATATTGGGTTGGCTTTTTAACTGGTGGCGCTGGTATGTTTGCACAGCGCTCCGTTGACCTTGCAACTGAAACAATCCCGACCGCTCTTACAGAGGGATTTGAAGATGAAATGGTTAGGCAGATACCGTTTGCCAGAAAGGTATTTTATAGTGTCTCTGAAAGAGAAGACCTGAGCGGCTTTATAGAAAACAGAAACAAAGTTCTACAGGCACAAGAGTTACTTAAATCCGCTCTTGAGGCTGGTGACCCTGCACAGGCAAGAAGTGTAAGGCAAAGGTATGCAACAGAGTTGCGTATATCTGGTCAGGTAAAGGCGCTCAACAATGCGAGAAACAGACTTCTGCGTAAGATGAGACAGGTCAAAGACAATCCAAGATTACCAGAAGAGCAAAAGGACAAAATTATCAAAAGACTTGGCGATCAGCTTCAGACTGTTATCACCAGAGCAAACAAGCTGATGAACGAAAACCTATAAAAAAGGGCGCTGTAAAGCGCCCCTTTATTTGTACGATGGTACAATTACTCGCCCATCTTTTTCTGCAACCAGTCCTCTACCTCTTGCCGCTTCCATCTTTTTATTCTAGGCGAAAAAGAAATAGGTCTTGGAAACCTCTCGTCACTTTCCATTACATACTGGATTGACTTCGGCTTAATTGACAGCATATCAGCTATTGCCTTTGCGTCTATAAAATCTGTCTTCATTGTGAACGCCCTTGCTTCCATTTTGTAAACTCCTCAGATAGAGATTTAAATTTCTCCCTTGCTTGGGAGTTCGTTTTCATATCAGCCCTGCTGGTTACCTCCAAATAGTTTCGCAACGCTTCCGCAACACCATTTTCATCTGGAGTAAGTGTTGGGTATTTTCCTGTTGGGTCATACGTTGTGATATTCTTTGCATGAAGAAACTCAACAAAGCTGGGGTTTCTGCACAACATACCAGCACTGGCAATTAGCTTATCAACCTCACGTTGCTCAACAGATATCTCTGGTTCATCTTGCTCGTTTAGCTTTACCATAGCAACCATATATCGAGAGCCTACCCAATCTGTGTGTAGATTAGCTGGAACTTCGTTAGGGTGTATAGCCAACCTAAGTATCGTGCCAGCCTTACTTTGTGACATTGATGTTTTTACCGCCTCAAAATGCACTGCGGCATCTTTTATGTTATCCATGCTTACCTCTATGTATTCTAGACATTCTGTCTTTTTTAACCCTCACAGTACGCAAGAAGTTACCGTTACCGTGAAAGTTGCCTCTCTTTTGATTGTTGTACCGCCTGTCCAGTTTTGTTCCCACAACAGAACCGCCGTACTCTTTAAAGTTTATGACCCTATCGTTCATCATCTTTAGATGGTCTTCAAACTCCTCAACCGTCATCCCAAGGGGGATTTTTTCTTTGCTCATTTTATGTCCTTTCCATGTGCCTCAAGAGCATGAACAACTATCGCCACTTTTGACATCATATCGTGGTCAGTCTCCGCTCCATCCACAATTTTGCTTCGCTTAACTTCATCAGGCAAACTTTCAATTTGATGCTTCAATTCATAAGCTATGCAAAGACTTTCATCCATTGAACTTCTCCCAATTAACTCTAGCCCATTTCAGCGGGTCTATGCCTTGCAAATCCCACCAAGTTCTTTCGTCACCGAATGCGTGTAGCTTCATGTGACAGGAGTGGCACAGAGGAACACACCAATTATCTCCCACTTTCATGCTCATGGCATTTGGCTCCGCAAACATGATGTGGTGTGCCTCTGCGCCATACCCACAGACCAAGCAGGGCGAACCTCTTAAGGTCTGTAGATACTTCTTAGACCTAACCCGCTTAGAACGGTGGGTCATCTGCAACAGCCGCTTGCGCTCTAGGTGGTGCAAATCCGTCTGCGTTTTCTTTCTTCTGATTGCTTTCCTGATACATACTACCAGTTAAAGAAACAAAAGTTGCGCCAGTCTTTTTGCTGGTTTTTTTCCAACCAGCTAGACGTAGCTTAGGCTTAGGGTTGCCTCTAGACATCTGTTCAACAAGGTCATTGATGACCTCATCAGACAACTCCAAGTCACCTGTGTAGTCAGGCTGATTAGGTGTCTTTTTATTGTTATTTGTAAACAAGACTCCTGATGGTGGGTATTGATTGCTCATGCGGCTTCTCCCTTTTCGGATTCAAATTTCTTGGCATGGTTCTGGAAGTTATCTAAAACCTCTTCGTACAGCTTATTGTCACCCTTCTTTAAGGTTTCGATAGCACCCTTGTTGATGCCCCAAAAGCCGCGCAAAGTTTGCAAGTCTTTACACTCAGGAATGAAAGTATTGAATACAGCGGCAACTGTATCCATTCCCTGTATATCCTTCTTCTCACCAGTAGAACTCTCTACGGTGACTGTTGGCTCTACACCCTCTGGCAAGTCTTCACCAGCATAGATGTAATGCCCAAGGCCATGCATTGCACAGCACTTAGCGAGACAGCGCTGAAGCGCAGTATTTACTTGAAAGCTGTCTGGCTGTGACACAGCATTGTTTGCGTGATTGAGAACAGGCAGAACTTCAGTCTGGCTCTCCCCATCAATATCAACTGTAACCGATACAAACGCATACCCTGCTGGGTCAATCATGTACGGCAAGGTGCAATCATTATTTGCACTAGAGTACAAATTTTTAGTAAACGTGGCCTTGGGATAATGTTTTTTCACTATCCCCCAAGCCCAAGCCCAAGACAGGTAAACTAATTCACCTTTCTTTTCGGTATGTTCTGACACATCAATGCCAGATAAAGTTTCCCATACACTACTCATCTCAATTTCCTTTATACTGTGAGCAAAATTCAGCGACACCGCAGTAGTCGCCATTACACCGCACATATTCACCAATGCGATGTTCTATCTCAGTTGACACGTCCTGTGCCTCAGAGAATTTCTTGGCCTCGTCTTCGTTATCAAAGACGCGCATGGCCCTCTTTAATCCCTTTTTCTTTACCGCCCATGCATCGTCACGCTTCCAGCGCTCTTCATCTGAGCATGGTGTAAATGACCCTTCCATGTCGTACAGAACCTGTGCGTTCTGATGGTAGTTTATGCGGTCATGTATGTAGCGGATGCGTTTCATTTCATCCCACATTGGGATATCAACAATTACGATAGGAGACTGGGGGTAATTAGGTTTGTTTTGTGCATCACGCCTGTTCCAGTCTCTAAGAACCGCACAAATGGACAGCTTCTTTACTTTCTTGCCTTTGTTCTTCTGAACCAAATAAGCATACACGTTTAGCTGTCTCTCCCAGTCTATCTTGCCATGAATGACAGACCATACACTGGTAACTTTGTAGTCTGTAATCTCTACCGTCTGACCCTTAATCACCTGATGGTCAACAGCACCAGACAAAACCCAGCCATTTATTTTTGTGAATAAACGCTCTTCAATAACCACGTCATCGGACGGCTCAGTGCTTTCTAAAACGTGATGCACAGCAGTGCCAAACAAAGCCCAGATGTTGTCAACGACATCCACTACACGCTCATTGTGGTAGTGGTCACGCATAACCCTGACCCTTGCGCTATCAATCAGCGTTGTAACTGAGATGTCTGCATGACCCTTGCTATATTTGTCGTTTCTGGCAAAATCAACAAAAGACTGTGGCAGATTGTGGTTGTTGGTAACTTTCATTGCGTTCTCCCTTCACAGTTTGTTGTATCACTAGGGCATATACAAGTCAACAGGATATTTTAGTATGAAAGAGCATATATTCCAGATACTTGGCGAACCAGCATCAAAGGCCAATAGTCGAAAGATAGTGATGATAAGGGGGCGTCCTGCCTCGATTAAATCGGAAAAGGCTCGTAACTATGCTGTGAGGTTTTTGGCACAGTGTCAAACTCTTGACCTGCTTTTTGAAAACGATGTAAAAGTTGAAATGTTAATTTACTATGCTTCTAGGAGGCCAGACCTTGATGAAAGTCTGATACTAGACCTAATGCAAGGGGTAATTTATAAAAATGACCGACAGGTTAAGCAGAAGAATATTTACTGGGGGCTTGATAGGGAAAGGCCTAGAACAATCATCAGAGTGTCACCTTTGGAGAGCGGTGATATCCCAAGCTATCTCAGATGCCTACCTGAATGAACCCAAAGAACGCGAAATAATAGAGATGTGGATTCACACAGAGGACTTCATAACGGTGTGTGATTTAGCTGACATAGACTACGACAAAATGAAAAATAATTTTCTACACATTCTACAATCCAAGCCAGCGATTGCCAGATACGAGGGTCGTAAATTAAAAGACTTGATAGACAGAAAATAGCACCATAGTACAAATGTATTTTAATTGTATATATAATATATAATACATTATGTACTTTATAGTACATAGTGTACTTATACCGAACTTACTCCAAAATTGATATTGACAGTATTCGACCATCGGCATATCGTTATGGTGTCGTGGAGAAATACAATGCAAACAGAACACCTAATTCGCGGAGAGGCACTCCGTAAGGGCGAGGGTCAGCACAAAGTCGTCTGCCCGATATGCTCACCCCAAAGAAAGAAAAAGAGGGAGCGCACACTTTCACTGAAGGTGAGCGAGGAAGGTATCTTGTACAACTGCTGGCACTGCAATGCCAACGGTGTCGTTGCCTTAGAAGAAAGATATATGCCAGCAAGGAGGAGCAATAAAGTGTCACTAGCCGTTCAACATAACTGGGATGACCTAAACGATAAAACAATAAACTGGCTCAAAGGGCGCGGCATATCTGAGGACACAGCTAGAAAAGCAAAGGTAAAATCTGGTGTGCATTACATCGGTGCGGTACAGAACCAAACTGACTGCGTTGTCTTTCCCTATACTAACCAAGGCCAAACATATGCCGCAAAAATCAGAGCGATAACCGACAAGGGTTTTGCTTGTAACGGCTCACCAGCATCATTTTTTAATCTCGACTCCGTTGTGGCAGGAGATGACCTCTTTATCTGCGAGGGCGAGATGGACGTGCTGGCATTCATGGAAGCTGGCTTTGAAAGCTGTGTGTCTGTGCCGAATGGCGCGGTGATGAAGGTTGTGGATGGTAGAATTGACCCACAAGAGGACAGTAAGTTTAAGTTTCTGTGGGATGCAAAGAAGAAGATAGAGAAAGCAAACAGAATAATAATTGCGACAGACTCTGACAGCGCTGGTCAAGCTATGGCTGAGGAGATAGCGCGGAGAATTGGCAAGGACAAATGCTGGAAGGTTGAGTTCCCAGAAGACTGTAAAGATGCCAATGATGTTTTGCTGAAGCATGGAAGCAAAGGTCTGGATAAAGTTGTCTCAAAGATAATTCCGTGGCCTGTCGCTGGACTTTATGATGCCTCGCATTTTTATGATGAATTGGATGAGATTTATGAAAAGGGAATGGGTAGCGGTGCGTCCACTGGCTACGTCAATGTTGATGAATACTACACGATTGTAGAGGGTCAGTTGACCGTTGTTACAGGTCACCCATCATCAGGCAAATCAGAATTTATTGACCAGATTATGGTTAACTTGGCAGAAGAAAAGGGCTGGAAGTTTGCTATTTGTTCTTTCGAGAATGAGCCTCGACTGCACATTGCCAAGTTAATTAGTAAGCACTTTGCCAAGCCGTTTTTTACTGGTGTAACCCCACGTCTCACGCCTGATGAATTAGATAGAGGCAAGGACTTTGTGCGGGAACACTTCAGCTTTTTGTATCAGAACGATGGCTCACTAGCTACGATAGAAGGAATCATAGAGAGATTAAAGATAGCTGTGATGAGACACGGCATTCGTGGGGCTATCATCGACCCATACAATTACATTCAAAAAAATGGCGATATGAGCGAGACGGATTGGATTAGTGAGATGCTGACCCAGCTTCGGGTCTTCGCTCAGTCTCACGGCATTCACCTCTGGTTTGTCGCGCACCCAACAAAAATGATGCGCGGCACAGATGGGAAAGTGCCAGCGCCCAAGGGATATGATATTTCTGGGAGCGCGGCTTGGTTTGCAAAAGCGGATGTGGGGCTGTCTGTACACAGGCCAGACCCAGTGGATAATGCAATTAGTGAGGTTCACGTTTGGAAATGTCGTTTTAGTTGGGTGGGCAAACAGGGCGTTGCTGAACTGTTTTTTAATCCAGTAACGTCTCGCTATTCGATTGGTGGTGAGGATAATTTTCCAGATGTACCATCGTACAATTTTGAAGACGTGCCATTTTAGGAAGAGATATGGAAAGAAAAGGTAAAATTTTATTGGAAGAGGCAAAGTCAATTATAGATGCGCGTGGTGACCATTACGGTTCGCCTTTAGAAAACTGGACACGCATTGCTAATTTATGGACTGCTTACTTAGGTCACAAACTTAAAGATGGGGAAGAGATAACTCCGCTTGACCATGGCCTGATGATGGACTTGGTAAAGACAGCTAGACTTATAGAAAGCCCTGAGCATTGGGATAGTTATCTTGATAAGGCAGGATATGCGGCGGCAGGGGTTGAGTGTTTTAATGTTGACCTTAAAGATTAGATGGTCTAACGTCATAAGTGTAGCGGTTTATTGCCTTAGCCGCTCATCCTCCCGACACTACAGGGGGCGGCGTGTAAACGCCGCTCCCTCTTTTTTGGCATGAATTTTGCAATTACATAGATGTATCGATTGGTAGGGTGTCATCGAGTGTCACTTTCATATCTGACACCTTTGACGCTCTGCCATGTAAGTAATTATTCCATGAACGTGCAAGCATAATTGCATACATATGGGTGGTAATCCTAGCAAACCTATCCATACGCAAGCGAGACACGGTTGAAAGCAAAAGACGGACAGGAGAACGAGGACCGTTACCGTACCCTGCAATTAAGTCGTCCATAAACTTCTTAACCTTTTCAGAATGACCCTGCTTCCATGCAAAATACATCAAAGCAGTGACGTGTGGATCAGGATAAGCAGTGTGCTTTTTTACGGCCTTGGCTTTTTTGATGCAAAGTTCAAGAACTGATTTATCGATTACGTTGTTGTATAATTCCAACATCTCACGCAAATCGATTTCCATTCCTCTTGCATCGGTATTGCCAGACTTCCATGCCATAATCATGCGAATACCCTTGCCAGTTTCAAGTGGATAAGGAACACCCTCTCCGTGAAACAAGTCGTGGTTATTACGCACTTTACCAACGTCCATATGCACACGACTTGAGGCTTCAATTCCAAATGCCACATGGGTGACAAAAGGAACGCCAGCCCTGACGCAAGCAAACAGGCGATTCTGACCATTCATCAAGACACCATTTTTTGAAAACTGAATTGTGTCTCCGGTCAAAGACCAATTTCCAGAAGACATATCTTTAGCATAGCGTCTGATATTCTTTTTCTTTTTAGTCCTGTTATTGACGTTGAGGTTCTCAAGAACATACGATGCGAGTTTTGGTGAAAACTCAATAATACGTGTGTTCTCAGGTGGGTTTGAAATTAACGAGGATAAACTAGATTTCTGCTCGTCAATATTCATGTCGGCACTTACGCGCCTCTTTTTTGATACCTTATCCATAGGTATCACCTTGCCTTTCTCCCCAGTCCGTTTGTATGGGGGATTAGGTTGCCTTGCCCAAGGGCGTTCATGTCTCCCAGTGGTGGGCAATCCACAGGAAATTTGTACTAATAGTATAAATAAAAAATAAGTAGAGAGGGGCGGCACATGACAAACCGCCCCCCTCAAGTTGTTGTGGTGTGCTGTGAGGTCGGAGAACAGTCACCCTAGTGTGGTAACCTCACAACTTTCTCCAGACGCACCACGCGCCTGTCAACAACAACCCACACTAGGTAACTGTTATCGTTTTTTCCTGACCAGTTGAATAGTTGCTACTATCATCATTCCACATCCAGTGTACATAACAACAACACCAGCAACCACATGACCATTTGGATTTTCTACTGCACCAGTGCCAGCCATCATTACAACAAGGCCAAGCACCCAAGTGTAGCACCACATCATAAACCTAGTCATCATATACATTCCCCCTCATCATATCCACATGATAAGTGAACTCATCATATGTTAGCCACCTGTAAGGTGATGCGTCAATAGTGAAATCAGGCAACACAGGGTGTTGGGCATCTTTGTTTGGGTCAATGTCCTCGACCTTGTAAACATTGTGCCATGCCTTGCGTATACCCTCGTCATCCTCATCTATATCAGGAACATACCGATAGCCGTTATATCGGTAGTTTGGTGCATTATGCCAACTAATCATTATGGTTCTCCACATACCACTGTTTGAATTTTTGATACGCTAGAAGTTGATACGCATGGAAATGTATAAGTTCCCAATCTGCTATAGGGTCAATGCGCTCTTCAAAAATTGTTTGCATCTCAGCGTCTAGCATTACCATAATAGCGTTAGCCTCTAATGGGGATAACTTTAACGGCGCTTTATTGTTATTCATTTTCATCTCTCCTTATCAAAGTTGCTTGGTTAGGTGTGCAACAGTACGCCGTTGCAACAGTTTGTGAGCCTTGCCCAGATTGACACCGAAAGCGTGTGGAATGTCCATGCTACCAGTATACTTGCAGACTAGTGGCAACTCAGCGCTATGGTCACTGGACTGATGGGTCACCAGCCAGCCGTTCATGTCGTAGCACTTGCCATGCTTGAACCCGACAGCTTGAACTTCAAAGGCGTTCATGCCATCTTCGTCTACATACTTAACAGAACGAGGCTTGCACCTAAGAACAAACAGTGTACCCTCTGGCGCTTTTATCAGGCCAAAGCCACGCTTACCAACAGACTTGAACCACGCTACGCCGACTGTTACGTCATTGCGTAAATTCCATTTCGTGCTTGCGTCATTGTGTTCTGCCCCAACTTCATAACCAGCGCCAATATGCAGGTCTATGCTTGTGCGTGGAAATGCGTTAGATAGCAAGTCATCAGCACGTCTTTTAGCGTATTTCCCTGCACGTTTTACAGGGGCATACTCTTCAACGCCGCCTCGCAACTCACTTCGCACATGGGCTATGCTATTGCGTAGTTCTTTTAAATAACAGGCAAGCCCATCCCAAACATCCCTGCTACCAGTTTCCTGTCGTAGCCTTTCTTCTACTTGTGACATTTTTTCCATGAGGCCATGCTTTGCGCGAGAACTGTATTGGCCTGTTTCGCAAATCTGCCCAGCCACATCTTTTGGCATTATATCTTTCCACTGACGCTGACACTCAGCAATCTGCTGTTTAATAAATTGCATACGTCTGTGCATTTCGATTGTGTATTTCATACTATTTCTCCCAGTCTGAAAATTTTGGATACAATGAAATCAAAAGTTCTCTAAATGATTTCATAGTCACTCCCTTGGGCAACCATTTTGGGCGGCGCTTTCGGAATATAAAAATATCTATTGCACCAAATAAAGGAATGACTTTGCCGTCTATAAAAACTCTTTCTCTAATATCGCCACCGTTATCAATCACACTTTCTCCCCAACCCATGGGAGTGCCATAGTCAAATGTCTCTACGGTAACTGTGTAATTTTTTATAGAGCCAGTGAATGTCTCTATTGTTGGCGCGGTTTTAATAACGTGCGCGGCAAGGCCGTGGTCAATGAAATACTGTGTCATATTTTGTCTCCTATTAGATGAAAGGGTGACGGCACTATGCCGCCACCTCAATGCGTGTTGTCTCACCAAAAGGTGCGTCACTACACTGTGGGTCTGTTGATACCCACAGCACAGGATAGTCGGGCGTGTTGTCTGGAAAATCCCAGATACCCATGTCTGTCAGGTAGACCATGTTGTCTACTGGTAAATCATTCTCGCGAATGTATCTGAAGACAGGCTCTACCCTAGTGCCGCCCCTGCCATTGCACTCAATAGTGTCGATGATATCGCCCTGTTCATAGCGAACAACAGACTTGATATCAGCGTCACAAGTGATGACAGTGACAGACCGTGGCTTGTGGTCATCGGTGATATTGTTCAACTCGCCAAGGAACTGCTGTAACTCAGCGGTGCTGACAGACCCCGATGTATCAACAGCAACTACGACATCACCCACACCAATCTTGTCAATGCTGGGCGTGTATATGCCCTGCGTATACCAGACTTTTTTGTTGGGCTTGCGAAACGTGTAGTCATCAGGCTGGTCACCGCCAATGAAGCGATTGAACACGTCACGCCAATCAACCTTAGAGCGCCGCATTTGCTCGACTAACTCAGCGATAGCGGCTGGCAGTTTACCCATACCCTTGGCACTGGCGGCGGCAAGCATAACCCTTTGGTCAATGGTAGCCTCTACCTGACTGGCCTGAGACTTAGACAACTTCTCACCGTCATCACCCAAGCAATCCCTCACATCACCCCATGGGCATGGTGTGGGTTGCTCAGGCTGTTCTGCAGCCAGTTGGTCATAGATGCGCTCTGCCGTCATACCCTTGAACTGCGGGTCAAACAGACCACCTTCTGGCAACTCAAAGTTACCATCCAACAGTATGTGATTGATAGCGTGGTCACAGGCAATGTTCCAGCGCTCAGGGTCACGTTCACCGCGCCGTAACATATGCTTGAATGCAACGTGCAAAACCTCATGGGCAACAACGCCGATGATTTCTTTGTCGGTGTGCTGGTCAACAAAGTCACCGTTCCATTTGATGAAGCGACCGTCAGTACACATAGTCGGCACACTGTCATCACGGTGAATATTGAGGCCAAGTGCAAGTGAGCCAAAGAATGGATTGTCTAGCACAAGGCGTGTTCTGGCTCTCGCCATTTTGGTATCTGCGTCCATGTTGGAACTCCAAAAAAATTTGTACGATGGTATAGGTGGGGCGGCGTGAACCGCCCCATCAGATGTTAGAGCATCAACTCTTTGCCATGCGACAACAGGAACTGGCGAAACGCCTGTGTCTGTTTGATGGCAGGGTTGCGGTTGTATGCGTCTTTGACAGCGAACACCGCGAACTCTTTGTGCGGTAGGCGTGTCAGGTATTTAATGACGTTGCCAATGTTCTTGTCATTAGCCTTGTGAGCCAAGGCGGCAGACACTGCATAACATACAGCAGGGTCTTCACTGATAGCCGCACCGTCAGGGTCAGCAATCACTGCGTCAATGTCAGGGCAAGTATCGTGTATCCCCTTGTACCCCATGAACTCAGCGCAAGCGCCACGTCCAACCTGACCAGCGACAGCCTCTTGTTCGTTCATTGCATCCAGACCCCATTTCATCATGGTGTCCACACGCTCCCATGAGCGAGGTGATGGGCAGGAATTGGCATCACGGTCAAACTTGTGCAGCAACTCTGGGCGAAAGCGCAGGAAGCCAGTGACCAACGGTGATACGCCAACACTGTTCATATAAGCAACAGTGTCCTCTAGGTCAGCCTCGACCTCGACAAACAACAGCCTGTCTTTGAGGTGGCTTGGCATATTGTTAGTGCCAGCCCTGTCACTGGTACGGTTGCCAGCGCATACGATTGACCAGCCGTCAGGCAAACGATGCTCACCGATACGGCGCTCATTGACCAACTGTGCGGCAATGTTCTGATTAGCTACAGGCGCTTGCGGCAACTCATCTAAAAACAGTATGCCCTCGCCATCGGCTGGCATCCAGTCAGGCCGTAGTCGCTTCATACTGTCACCGTCAGCGACAAGCCAGCCAGCCAACTCGCCAGCATCATATTGGGCAAGTGACAGAATGTTGAGGCCAACCTCGCGCTCATTAGCGATAGTCTGAACGACTGAAGTTTTACCCAGACCAGCACCACCGACAAGGTAGGCGATAGGGCGTTGGGCATCACGTCCATTGACGTGCTGAAGTTGGCTGTCGATTGAAGCCTCGACAATAGCTTTTGCTTGTGAAATACGCATAATAAAACTCCCGATGCGTTGTTGAAAAAAGGGGGGGGTAGGCCGCACTAAGCGGCCTGACCTTCAAGTTGGGCAGTCATCTCATTGACTGCATCATTCTCAGCCTGAGCCTTGTCTGCCGCCTCTTGTGCGGCGGCTTCAGCCTCACGCCTTACACGCAGTGCATCTTCAAGAGCATTCTTGAACTCTTCAAGTTGGGCTTCATCAAATTCATTGGTCTTTTTACCATCTGCGTTTGTCTTCACCAGACCGCCAATGTATGCTTTGCCAGTCTTTGACGGCTTACCGACAATTTGCTGAACCAGCTTTTGTATTTTGGTCTGCTTTTTCTGACCGCCAACCAGCTTAATCAGCTTGGCTTCTGATGTAATGCCAGCGCCAGCAAAAACTTCTGCCACCATTTCTGGGGTGACATTGTTGCCGCCAATCTCCAATTCACGTCTAGCGCCGACTGCATTCTTGTGCATTTTTTCAGCCATGCTGTCAGTAAGGCCAACGTAGTTGGTCAGCATTTCTTTTACACCCTTTGATATGGTGGTTGGCAGATGACCCTTGGCGGTAAGTTTGTGATGGGCAATGCCAGCAATTAACTGACAATAGCTGTCCATCTTCAGCGCTTGGCGCTGTTCGTTTATACCCTTTGCCTCACCAGTAAGGGCTTCGTTTTGCATTTCGTTGCTTGCCATTGCGTCAAGAACGGTATCGGAAACAGTTACGATTTGATTAGTCATTTGGTACTCCAAAAGATTGTTGATAAAAAGTAGCAGGACGCTACGACACCGCAGGGCGCGGTGTTTCGGGCGTGTCCTACGCGCCCATCATCAGGTAGCTTTAAAAATCAGTCATCTGGAAACTCCTTATCCAAGTGATTGATAATATCGTTTGGCAGATAATTACGGGCATCGTCATAGCCGATTGAAAGGTCATCTCCTGCATAGACAGACTTGCCGTCCTTTTTGATGTCAAAGATCATGTAATTGTGACAGCCCCAGCTATCCGTCTCGACCTCATAGCCAAGGCTCTCAATAGCATCCACAACTAAATGTGTGCCGTTCCAACCATCCCCATCATCAAAGCCAAACTTGTCGAACGCCTCTTGCCACGTCCATTCTACAATCGTTTTCATCTTTATATCTCCACTTGGCCGTAGCGTTCATCATCATACGATTGTGACATTGCCTCAAGTACGGCAGGGTCAAGCATATAAGACTTCATTACTGGCTTGTTGCCATCAGCCTTTAACTTGTCCATGACCTGTACGGCCTGAGATAAAACCAGCCCAACATATGTCAGGCCGCCATTTACATAGATGTGGAAGTATTCAGTCATTATTTATTTCCCTTTTCTTTAAGCATTGCCTTAACCTCAAGTGCGTCACTGTGGTCAGGGTCATAGTAAGTTGAACTGATAAACTTGCCGTTATGCTTTACCAGCAAAGGATGTTCATCACCGTATGTTGGGTGTTCATAAAATGAAACGCCAGCAATTGAGTAAAGATAAGTGGGTTGCATCTGATATTCTCCTGTTTCGTTTGGTGTCTCTTCATAACTGGCTACCAATGCCAGCGACAGGAAAACACTTGTCCCTCTTAACGCTACTGCGCCAGTGTTGGGGTTCGTGTTGAGAGCCTTGCCAGTCGTGCCGCGATAAATCGCGCTGTTCGCCAGAACAGGTGCTGGGACGTTTAACCCTAGAGGGTACTCAATCCGTGCGTCCTGAAGGAGGGGCGGCAGAGCCGCGCTTGCTACCAGCAGGCTCCTTTTAAATAAACCATCTAAAATGTATTGTAAACCCCTAAATGTACTATTAGTACAAAATAATTTAAAATAATTATGGGGCTTATCGACACTATATATATGCAGAAAACCCTTTTTTGGGGGTGTCGGATTATTGACGCTTAAAATGCTTAAAAATGTTGACAAAACCTAAAACGCTCACTGAGCGCTATCAGCGGCTAACCGTGTATCATTCCAAGCAAAAATACCTAAAACCTCTCAGTGGGGCTTAAAACGCCATTAAACGGCATGAACAAAACAAGAACATTGCCTGTTTAACTAAAAATAGGTTAATGAGAACGAAACAGGAACAAAGTGCTGGGTGGTGGTAGCGTGTCTGGGCTGTTATATTTGTACTGGTAGTACAATTTCAAAAAGCCCGACCAAGCGATAGCGCATAGTTGCGGCACATAGGGATAGAGAGATGAGTAAAGATAAAGACAAACATCCACACCTGACAATAGTGTCAGATGAAGGTGACAAGTTAACGGCTAAACAGGAACACTTCTGTCAGCTAGTCGCACAAGGTCAGACACTGACTGATGCCTATAAAACGGCATATAACGTCAAGGAAGGCACAAAGCCTTCTACAGTATGGGTAAACGCCTCAAACCTAGCGACAAAGAACACTAAGGTTACAAGTAGGATAAAGGCCATTACTGAGGAAATCACCGCACGAAAGCGGACAGACGAGGACCGCCTCAGAATATGGGTGACTGACAGGCTCAAGGAAGAGGCAGTGTCCGGCAGTGATACGTCACGGGTCTCAGCCCTCACCCAGTTGGGAAGGTCCATAGGTATGTTTTCAGATAATGTGGTGACAGATGAAAATTCAAACAGGTCAGCGTCTGAGATTGAGGCCGATTTGCAGAGGCGTTTGGCGTTGCTAATGGGCGAGTGACCGCCCCCTGACGAATTTGTACGAGGGTGTGACCCCACCCTACCCCCACACCCGTGATAGATGCCTGTGCTAGGCTCGTTATATACATGATGTTTTACACAACCGATTACACTATGAATTACAAACCCTGCAAAGGGGAGTGCTACTACAGAGGCCCAAGGAAGCCCGAAGAGAGCCTTTGTCTAAAATGTGGTATGACGGAGCGTGAGAAGCAGGAATGGCGCTCTATGAGCCTTGAAGCGCGTCTAGCGCTGTCGTTTGAGGTCAATGATAGGATGAACTATGCGTGGATGATGTGGGAGATAATGGAACAGCCCACAAAACACTGACCCCCACCCCCTTAATTTGTACTAGGATACAATTTATCTGAAACTAGCCGGGTGTTTTTCAGGATAAGTTACCTAGGATTCCTAACCCCGTACAAATTTTACTACTATTTTTCGTAAAAGTACTCTTCTGTATCCCCTAGCCTGTACTTATTGCCAGATTCTACCTGATAATATTCGGTAGATACCTTGAAATCGGGCATTGATGGGTTCTCTGGCGTTAGGGAGTTGTCATATACCCGCATTCTGTTGTTCGGGTACAGTGCATATTGCCCGTTCTCTAGCTCTATCAGGTTAAATGACTTGTGTTCCTCTGGAATTTCGGAGGTTGAGTAGTCTATTTCGTCTGCCTGTGCGTGATAATTGTCTAACGTACAGATATATGTGCCGTAAAAGTTGCCCTCATCGCGTGTTCGGACCTCAAAATCCATAGAACCGATAAATTGCTTGTAAATAGACGTGACACCATAGTCCATACAGTTCCAGAATTGCAGATTGGGTAGGGACAGGTCGGGTTCTGGCGTTTTAGGCTCTGACACAAAGGCGCTAATCGGTAGTTTGTCGTACAGAGCGCCGTAATGAGGTAGGTAAGTCTCAAAGTAAAAGGCTCTGCCGGGAATGGACTTCGCTGTTACCCAATGCCCCTCAACAAATTCACCATGTCCCTCTTGATGGTCCATGAGATATTCTTTGCGAACATAGACTTTAGCGTTTGGAATATTGGTCAGTAGTGTTGACATTTGTAAATTCCATATCGTCTGGGTGTACACAGCTTGTTAGCTTAAATATCATGGGAACTTGTATCATTCTGAATACATCTATCGAATCTTCAATCATTTCCACAATACGAGTCTTGCATTCTTCCTCAGTATCATAAGGACCACGATCATCACTTATGAGTATGCAGTCAGCGGGGTTTGCTATATGACAAGCTACAATGAAGGCTTTAAACATTCAACACATCTCCTTATCGGTACAGGAAACAGGATAGCATTGAATAGTTACATTTAGATACTTATTTCCGTTGTTTTTATCACTCACCTCTTCATAAGAAGAAAATTCGCAATGTTCATGATGATAATCTTCTTTTAACACATCCTGTCTACTTAAAACCCATTCTGTGCCTGTGTGAGTCCACATACTTAATACAAGGGCAAACTCTTTCATCAGAAAAGTATCCCATGCTTTTTAATTTTGTTCAGGTCTTTCAGATGCTCAAGTCCGTGTTTGGCACATAAAGTTTTGCCGTAAGTTTTAATAAGTGCTGGTTCGCCGCATCTAGTGGTACGATTCTCTTTAGTAACAAAGGCCTCACAAACTTCCTGCATTTGAGATACATTCTTCGATGATGCACTCTTCAAGGTCGATTTGTTCTGCGTCATCATTGCCTCTCCCCTTTTTGTCAGAAGGGTTCTGCGGCTCTGGCCTTTCCGATTCATGATGACTATATGCTGTAGGTTTTTTTTCTACAATAAAAGCCAAAGCCGCTTTCCCCTACCATGCTTCCAGAGTTGTCTGGTCCGGTAAAACGCCTAGCCATCTCTAAATGCCCGAAAGCGGGATGGAGTGGTCCCCATCCGAATAGGATGCGCTAGGCCAATGCACCCGTCCTAGATCAGCGGCTCTATATACTGCGTGTGTCAAATGACTGCGCGGCGAGTTCCGGTCACTAGGACGTTTGCTAATGTACTATAGTACATATGTACTATATAGTACATACTAGTATTATATATTATATACATATCTAGTTAAAGTACATAATGTACTATATACTAAAATTTGAAGCGCAACGTCTCCCGGCGCTTCCGGTGGGGTAGAGCATCCTCCCTTGCTCCCCCACCGTCATTTTTTAGGGAGAGGGAGTTTTTTATGAGAGAAGATATAATTCGTGCCTTGATTGCTCAAGCCCATGGTAATATCCAACTGCACAAAACAAACATAAAAGTCTATCTATCCAACCCAGCGGGAATAGGAGAGCATTCTGATATTCTTGAGGCTATTCAGGGTGAACTTGATAAGATATCAATTCACAGAGACAGAATAGAGATATTGGAAGAAATTGACGATGACCAATATAATACAGTTTCCGGGTAACCCATCTATACATGAAGACCCTGATTTAGACCCAAAAGAAATGTTAGGGGTTCTTCGAGAAGAAGTAACCATGACTGAGGCTATGGTTATTGGATGGACAGACGAAGGAAATCTGTTTATGGCTACATCTCATGGCAAGGCGGCTGATATGGTGTTTCTGTTAGAGCTTGCCAAATCAGTTTTACTAAACAGATGCGTGTCTGATGAATAACACTGCGTTAGTTATGAACAAGATATCTCAGTTGCCTGTGCAACAAAGGCAAGAGATTATTGGTCTATTAGAGGAACTGGAAGAGGCAAAAGCCAAAGAGTCGTCCAGAACAGACTTCATAACCTTTGTCAAAAGAATGTGGCCCTCTTTTATTGCTGGGCGTCATCACAGCATTATGTCTGATGCGTTTGAGCGTGTGGCAAACGGAGAGCTAAAGCGACTAATCATCAATATGCCGCCACGACATACCAAGTCAGAGTTCGCATCGTATCTGTTTCCCGCATGGTTTCTTGGCAGATATCCAGAAAAAAAGATTATTCAGACGGCACATACTGCGGAGCTTGCTGTAGGCTTTGGCCGTAAGGTAAGAAACCTAATCAATCAAGAGGACTTTCAGGAAGTGTTTCCCGGAATATCCCTTTCCGCAGACTCAAAGGCCGCTGGTCGTTGGAATACAAATAAAAAAGGAGACTACTTTGCGATTGGTGTCGGCGGTGCAGTTACTGGTAAAGGTGCTGACGTTCTCATTATTGACGACCCACATTCGGAACAGGAAGCGGCACTGGGGGCTTACAACCCAGATGTCTATGACAAAGTTTACGAGTGGTACACGTCAGGGCCAAGACAAAGACTCCAGCCCGGAGGAGCGATAATAATTGTTATGACCCGTTGGTCAACACGCGATTTGACAGGGCAGATAATTAAATCAGCTACACAAAGAGAGGGCGCGGACGAGTGGGAGGTAATTGAGCTTCCTGCAATCCTTCCGTCAGAAGAGCCACTATGGCCTGAGTTTTGGCCTTTGGACCAGTTACAGGCACTAAAGGCAGAATTGCCTATGTCGAAGTGGTCTGCACAGTATCAGCAAGACCCCACAGCAGAAGAAGGAGCGTTGATTAAGCGAGAATGGTGGCAAGAATGGGAATATGATAGCCCGCCACCGTGCGAAGCAATTATACAAAGTTGGGACACAGCGTTTTTGAAAACGCAACGAGCGGACTACTCTGCCTGTACTACATGGGGTGTGTTTCATCATCCTAATGAAGATGGCGAAACAGTGCCTAATCTAATTTTGTTAGATGCTTATAAAGAAAAGCTAGAGTTTCCAGAATTAAAACGTGCCGCGTATGATAAATACTGGGAATACGAACCTGACCAAATGGTTGTAGAGAAAAAGGCCTCTGGTGCGCCTTTAATTTTTGAACTTAGGGCCATGGGCATTCCTGTTACAGAGTTTACACCATCCCGTGGACAGGATAAAATAGCAAGAGTTAACGCCGTCAGTGACCTTTTTGCTTCTGGTGTAGTATGGTGTCCAGCCACAAGATGGGCCGAAGAAGTTATTGAGGAGTGCGCGGCGTTTCCTGCGGGAGAGAATGATGACTTGGTTGACTCTACAACACAAGCATTGCTGAGATTCCGTCAGGGTGGTTGGATTAGAAGCTCTATGGATGACTGGGATGACGAACCAACATACAGAAGACCAGTCGAATATTATTAAAAGCTGTACATTGAGATATGTTTCTCATAATGAGGTGAAAAAATATCAAGAAAAGGGCTGGAGGGTAGTCTCAGACTTTGCAGGCTCCCATCACGCTAGGTATTCTGTTATTATGCAGAAGGACGACTAACTCAGGAATTTATTATGGCTGTAGAAAAACAAATGTTTCCTGCTGAATTAGAGATGGCAGGCACAGGTGAGATTGAGGTTGAGGTTGTAAATCCAGACGCCGTTGGCATATCCACTGAGGGCGAGTCAATGGTTATCGACTTTACTGGCGAAATGGCTGAAGAGATTATGGGGCCAGAGCATGACGGTAACCTAGCTGAATTTATTGAAGATGCTGACCTACAATCATTAGCGTCTGAAATGGTTGATGATTTTGTAGCAGATAGGCAGTCTCGTAAAGAGTGGGCGAGGTCTTATGTTAAGGGACTGGACCTACTTGGCATGAAAATAGAGGAGCGCACACAGCCTTGGGCTGGTGCGGCTGGTGTGTTTCACCCTGTTCTGACTGAAGCAGTTGTCCGTTTTCAGGCTCAGGCCATGGGAGAAATATTCCCTGCATCTGGACCTGTAAGAACAAAGGTTGTTGGTAAACGCGACCCAGAAAAAATGGAGCAGGCCACTCGCGTTGAAAACGAAATGAATTATCTTCTGACTGAGGAGATGAGTGAGTATCGTGATGAAACAGAGCAAATGCTGTTTCGTCTGCCTTTAGCAGGCTCTGCTTTCAAAAAAGTTTACTATGACCCAATAAATGAGCGTCCTGCGGCAATGTTTGTCCCTGCGGAAGACTTTGTTGTTTCTTATGGTGCGGCTGATTTATCCACCGCCCCTCGTTACACTCACGTTATGAAGAAGACGCCAAATGAGATTATCGAGCTTCAGGTTAATGGTTTTTACCTTGATGTTGAATTACCTGACCCAGAGCCAGACTATTCAGACATCCAAGAAAAGTATGATGAGATTGATGGCGAAACCGCCGTTTTGGAGGACGATGACAGACACACCATCCTTGAGGTTCACGCTGACTTAAACTTGCCAGAGCCTTTCGATGACCCAGATGGCATAGCTCGTCCGTATGTTGTAACTGTTGATAAATCCAGTTTGACAATTCTGTCCATAAGGAGGAACTGGTATGAAAAAGATATTAAGAAGCGTAAAAGAGCGCACTTTGTTCACTACCGATACTTACCGGGACTTGGATTCTACGGAACAGGCCTTATTCATCTTATTGGTGGTCTTGCTAAAAGTGCCACAAGTATTTTGCGCCAACTTATTGATGCGGGTACACTCTCTAATCTCCCCGCTGGTCTTAAAGCTCGCGGATTGCGTATTAAAGGTGACGATTCGCCTCTCATGCCGGGTGAGTTCCGTGACGTGGACGTGCCGGGGGGTGCGATTAGGGACTCGATTGCATTCCTTCCTTACAAGGAGCCATCATCAGTATTATACCAACTTCTCGGAAATATCGTGGAAGAGGGGAGAAGGATTGGCTCCGTTGCTGATGTACAAGTTGGAAACCTCAACCCGCAAGCTCCGGTCGGAACTACGCTCGCGCTGATGGAGCGCTCTATGAAGGTAATGTCTGGTGTACAGGCCCGCCTTCACGCCGCCCTCAAAAAAGAACTAAGAATATTGGGCAAAGTAATTAAAGACTACATGGGTCCAAAATACTCATATGAATTAGATGGTGACTTTAATCGTCAGGAGGATTTCGATGATAGGGTTGATATTATCCCGGTTTCAGACCCCAATGCCGCAACCATGTCGCAAAGAGTCGTGCAATATCAAGCGGCTATGCAACTTGCTCAACAGGCTCCCAATCTTTACAACATGGGTCAGCTACATCGTCAGATGCTCGAAGTGCTTGGAATCAAAGACGCCGACCAAATCGTAAAATTGCCAGAGGATGTTGCGCCGTCTGACCCAGTTACAGAAAACATGGCTATCTTAAAACAAGAGCCTGTAAAGGCATTTAAGTATCAGGACCATGAAGCACACATTCAGGTTCACATTGCCGCCGCACAAGACCCCAAGCTACAGGAAATTGTAGGGCAGTCTCCTTTTGCTGGCGCAATACAAGCCGCTCTTTCAGCGCATATAACAGAACACGTTGCGTTTCAGTATCGCAAAGAAATCGAGAAAAATCTTGGAGTTGGTATGCCTGATGAGGACAAGCCTCTTCCAGAAGATGTTGAGATTGAAATTTCTCGCTTGGCGGCGCAGGCGGCAGACAAACTGCTTAATAAGAATCAGGCAGAGGCCGCACAAGAACAGGCCATGCAACAACAGCAAGACCCACTTACACAAATTCAACAGCGTGAGATTGCTCTTAAAGAGGCTGAGTTCCAGCACAAACAACAGCTTGACATAGCCAAGCTACAAGCAGATATGGATAAGTCAAAGGCAAATGTTGCTGTTCAAGAGGAAAGAATTGAATCTGAAGAGCGGCGTGATGGCGCAAGGCTTGGTGTTGATTTAGCTAAGACTCGCTATCAGGGACAGCGCGAAGATTTAAAATACGGCATTGAGCTTGGCAAAGAGCTAACAGAGGAGATTAATGATGCTGGAAGTGATAAAGGATAAAATTCGAGTTTATATGAATGACATAGCTGACCACATGGCTGGTGGGGGATGTCAAGACCATGAAGAGTATATACGCCTTGTCGGCAAAGTTGAGGCTTTAGCCTTAATAGAGCGTGATATTCTTGATTTGGAAAAAAGACTAGAAGAGGCGTAAGGGTTCCGTAAAGCGATTTCTTACGCTATATTGTTTTGTGGAGACTTTCAGGGATAACCTGCAAGGTACTGTGAACCTAAATCACTGCAAAGGAACAGAAATGTATTCTGCTGAAAAAACGGTTGACGAAGATGTCGCCCGCAAGATACCAGAACCCACTGGTTACAAACTCTTAATAAAGCCACTTGAGGTTAAAGAAAAAACAGAAGCCGGTATTTATATGCCAGACGCACTGAAGCAAGCGGAACAAACCGCATCAGTCATTGGTTTTGTGGTAAAGGCTGGGCCAGACGCATATAAGGACACAGATAAGTTCCCTAATGGCCCGTACTGTAAGGAAGGTGACTTCGTAATTTTTCGTTCGTATTCCGGCACACGGTTTAAGATTGAAAAACAGGAGTTCCGTCTGATTAATGATGACACCGTTGAGGCTGTTGTCGATGACCCAAGGGGATATACAAGAGCATGAATAATAATATAGCCGAAAAACAAGAAGAAGATTTCACTGAGGTGGAGTTGGAATCAAACAATGAGCTTGAGGTTGATGTCGTTGACGATACACCTGAAGCAGATAAGGGCAAGCCTCGCCGTGCGGAAGATGCTGAACCGCAAATTCCGGAAGATGATGAGATTGCAAACTACAGTGAAAATGTGCAGAAGCGCATTAAGCAACTGAAGTATGAGTTTCACGAAGAGCGCCGCCGCAAAGAAGAGGCGTCAAGACTTCAAGAAGAGGCCGTTAATTACGCCCGAAAAGTTTATGAGGAGAATCAAAAACTTCGTAAAACCCTTGAAGAGGGTGAGGGAGTTTTGGTTGAGCAAGCTAAGGACCGTGTTGCGGCACAGTTAGACCGTGCAAAATCTGAGTACAAGGAAGCCTATGAGACAGGTGACCCTGACAAGTTAATTGAGGCACAGGAAAAACTTACTGCACTCCAGAATGAAAAATTTAGGGTTGAGTCTTACAAGCCAAAGCCTCAGCCAGAGGTTAAGGAAGCTCCAGAGCCACTGGCACAAAAGGCTAAAGTTCCAGAGCCAGACGCAAAAACAAAAGCGTGGGCCGCTAAGAATGAATGGTTTGGCAATGACACAGCCATGACAGGATTTGCTTTTGGGGTACACGAAAGCCTCGTAAAAGAGGGTATTAACCCCCAAACACAAGCAGATGAGTATTATGACCGTATTGATGCAGAGATGCGTCAACGGTTCCCAGACAAGTTTGGTGAACAGATAATTGAGGAAGAAGCACCTGTTCGTCAAACTGGCCCCGTGGTGGCCCCCGCACAGCGGAGTGCAAAGAAACCACGCAGAGTGCAATTAACCTCAACACAAGTCGCTCTCGCCAAGCGCCTTGGCCTTACGGCAGAACAATATGCGGCGCAACTCTTGAAGGAGGTATCTAATGTCTGACAGAACCCCACGCTCAAACAAGTCTCGTGATAACGAGGCTCGTAAAAAAACTTGGCAAAGACCAACCATGTTACCTACCCCCGAACCCCGCGATGGTGTTGAATACCGCTGGGTACGCACATCTACTTTAGGGCAGGCCGATAACACCAATGTGTCGTCTAAATTTCGTGAGGGCTGGACGCCAGTCAAGGCAGAGGACCATCCTGAATTACAAGTGTTGCCTGATATCGACTCTCGATTTGAAGGTAATGTTGAGGTTGGAGGCTTGCTACTCTGCGAGAACTCAACCGAATTTGCAGAATCTCGGCGTGAAGCGCACGATGAGATGAATGCACAACAGATAGAATCTGTAGATAATAATTATCTACGTCAATCTGACCCTCGTATGCCTGTTCTACAACCAGAACGGTCTACGAAAACTTCGTTTGGTAAGTAACTTTAATTAGGCGCTTACCGTTATGTTAATGGCTAGATAGAAGAGAGGAATAAGCAAATGTCTTCAACTGCCGCTCCCTTCGGTCTGCGCCCGATTGGCCGTCTCGACAGTGGTTCTCTTGAGGTTTTCCGTCAGTATCCAATAGCTTCTGGCTATGGCACTGCGATTGCCACAGGGGATATTGTTCACCTAGTTGACGGTGGTACAGCCACCACAATCGAAAAGCAGTCCGCTACTGGCGATGATTCGACTGAAATCGATATCGTTGGTATCTTCATGGGGTGTTCGTACACAGACCCGAACACCAACCAAAAGACGTTCAGCCAGCTATATCCAGCAAGCACTGCCGCTTCTGATATTATGGCGTATGTTGTAGATGACCCGAATGTGTTGTTTACTATCCAAGCGGATGGTGCGCCAACAAACACAGGCGACATCTATGGCAAGAACACCCTTCTTGTTCAAACTGCTCCAAACACTTCACTGAAAATTAGCCGTGTAGCGTTGGACATTTCCGAACTCAGCACAGATGCTCAAAACCCAATTCGGGTTATTGATTATCTTGGTGGTGATCAAGGCGATGAGAAAGGTACGTCTTTCCCAATTCTGGTATGTAAGTTCAACTATCACCAGCACGCACTTGCGACTGGTTCAGCGTAAGGAGTAGAAAATGGCTATAACACGCGCACAACTCCTGAAGGAACTGTTACCGGGTCTTAACGCACTGTTCGGTTTGGAATACGAAAAGTATGAAAATGAACACGCAGAAATCTATGAAACTGAAACATCAGAGCGTAGCTTCGAGGAAGAAGTAAAGCTGTCTGGTTTCGGAGCCGCTCCCGTAAAACCGGAGGGGTCAGCGATTTCGTTTGACAGCGCTCAGGAATCCTTCACAGCCCGTTACAACCACGAAACTGTGGCAATGGGCTTTTCTGTAACTGAAGAAGCAATGGAAGATAATTTGTATGATGCGCTTTCAGCACGTTATACAAAGTCTCTTGCCCGTGCGATGGCATATACCAAGCAGGTAAAAGCCGCCGCGCTGCTAAACAATGGTTTCACCACCTTTCAATCAGGTGATGGGGTAACATTGTTTAATGCTTCTCACCCGACTGTACAGGGTGGAACTAACTCAAATCGTCCAAGCACAAATGCTGACTTGAACGAGACTTCTTTGGAAGAAGCAGTTATTAATATTGCCGCATTCGTTGATGAGCGTGGCCTGTTGATTGCCGCTCGTCCACGTAAGTTGGTTATTCCACCAGCATTGATGTTTGTTGCAACTCGTCTACTACAGACAGATTTGCGTGTCGGCACAGCCGATAACGACATCAACGCTATTCGGTCAAACGGTTCGATTCCAGAAGGATTCCGTGTCAATCACTACCTGACTGACAACGATGCGTTCTTCCTGACAACCGATGTGCCGAACGGCATGAAGCATTTTGTCCGTACACCAATGTCAACATCTATGGATGGTGACTTTGACACAGGCAATGTTCGCTACAAGGCCCGTGAGCGTTACAGCTTCGGTGTGTCCGACCCATTAGGCATTTATGGCTCACCCGGAGCGTAATTGTACTATGGTATAAACTTTTAGATTGGGCGGCTTCCGGGTCGCCCTTTCTTTTTGTATAATGATTATGAACCTTGACAGTCGCATACTGCGGCTGACACTAGCCAAGACAAGGAGTTCCCATGGCTAATACTACTTTTAGCGGTCCCGTCCGCTCAGAAAACGGTTTCAAGAATGTTATTAAAAGCGCGACAACTGGTGACCTTACCAGTGAGATGACACTTTCTGTTTACACTGCTACTGTAACAGTTGCCAGTGGTGCTACTACAGGAAAAGAATCTGCTATTGGCATTCCATCAAACTTTATTCCTCTGGCTGTTATGGTCGCCGTTACAGGCGCGGCGTCTAACAACGTAAACCTAGTTGATATCGGCACAGACGCAGACACAGATGGATTTGTTGACGGCATTGCCGCCGCAGTAAACTCAACTGGTTTCAAAGGCTTTTTCCCATGTAATGGTGTGTTGGGTATGTCTGGCGGCACAACAACAGCCGCTACAGAAACAGCAGATGAGGTTGAGATTGTTCTGTCCGGTGACCCCGGAGCAGACACAACTGTAGTTATGAAGTTTATGGGTATTTCTAGCTCATCAGACGCTTCGTAGGAGGCTAATATGAGTAGGTCCGATGTATTTGCAGTCACCAAGACAGCAGATGCCACCGTGTATGCTGGACGCGCAAGAGTGCGTCAAATACAGGTGGTGACCGCTGGCTCTGGTAGTCCGCAGGTTGTTTTAAAGGATGGTGGTTCTAGTGGGACCACTCTACTAGATGTAGCTTTTGGCACATCTAGCACATTCTCTGTAAACATTCCAGACAACGGCATTTTGTTTGAAACAGATGTTTATCTGGATTTAACTGCGTGTTCTAGTGTAACGGTGTTTATGTCATAGGGGATGGGCTGTGCCTAGAAGAAAAGAAACCCCTATAAAAACATCTGTCAAGTCTGGTAATTTCCGTCCCACTAAAAGCGGGGCGGGGATGACCAAAAAAGGTGTTGCCGCTTACAGAAAAGCAAATCCCGGAAGTAAGCTAAAGACTGCTGTAACTGGCAAAGTTAAGAAAGGAAGCAAGGACGCAAAGAGACGTAAGTCTTTCTGCGCTCGTTCTGCTGGTCAAATGAAGAAGTTTCCTAAAGCGGCAAAGAATCCAAACAGCCGTTTACGTCAAGCTAGAAGACGGTGGAAGTGTTAAATGCCAATCTCAAGAGCCTCCATGAGGCAACAAATGAAAGGTAATAGGATGGCGAAGACAAGATTTATGCGCGATATGATGAAAGGAGTTAAGAAAATTCCTGAAGGCGCAATAAAAACAAAGAAAAAACCAAAGCTAAAAAAGAAGGCTGGCGGCGGTAAAGTAATGAAAGCCAACATGGGTAAGCTGTTAGAGACAGTTTCTCCAGCGTACAGCATTATGAAAGGCAAAGGCCCAATATCAGACGCTTTTAGCAGCGCTGGTGGAATGGGTTTAGGCGGTATTTTAGGTATGCTTGCCAAAGGTCAAAAGGGCAAAAGAAAAGGTATGCAAGCCGATCAAATGAAGCAAATGCAAAGAATGTATGGCGGCGGAGCCATGAAAAAACGGCGTGATGGCATTGCCTCCAAGGGCAAAACAAAAGGCACTATTAGGTAATGGAAAGAAAAAGCGTTACAGCACCAAAGGGGTTTCATTGGATGAAGCACGGCTCTGGGTATAAGTTAATGAAAAATCCCAAGGGTGGTTTTAAGGCTCATAAAGGTGCTAGTGTAAAAGCTATTTTCCCCGTGCAAAAGGTGCATAAATGAAACGCAATTACAAAGGTGAGTACAAAAAATATCACTCATCTACAGAGCAAAAGAAACGCCGTGCCAGTAGAAATACAGCCCGTAGAAGACTGACTGCGGCAGGCAAGGTAAAAAGAGGCGACAAAAAGGATGTTGCTCATAAAAATGGTAACCCTAAAGACAACCGTAAAAGCAATCTTAGGGTAGTTGCTAGAAATCTTAACAGGTCTTTTCCAAGGACTAGAACAGCAAAGAAGGTAAGCAAGAGGTCGTAATGTACGTTGGTAGCTCAAATGGATACGCTGTTCCTGTTTACAAAACTGGCGACAGCACAACTAGAACAAGGGTCCATTGCGGAAACTGCCCACGTTGTAACGAAAAACTTATCACTGTTTTTGTGCATGGACATGAACAGTGTTCTAAGTGTGGTTCTGTAATCCATGATTGTTGCCAAGGAGAAAGAGGATGAGAGCGGCAAAGATGATGTGCGCCAAGCGCAAAAAGCCAATAGCCATGAAGAGAGGTGGTAACCCAGTGGCTAAAAAATTATCTGACCCCAAGTTCAAGCCAAAGGTTGTAAAGCCAAAGAAAGGTAAGGGTTCTTACTCACGGAAGGGCAAAGCCCTTCCTATGAAGTCTGGGGGTAAAACAAAGTCAAGGGTAAACGAGGCTGGAAACTACACAAAGCCGGGTTTGAGAAAACGTATTTTTAATAGGATTAAAGCAGGTGGAAAGGGCGGCGCTCCGGGACAGTGGTCAGCAAGAAAAGCGCAAATGATGGCCGCTGCTTATAAAAAAGCAGGGGGCGGCTATAAAGACTAATGGCAAAGAAACCAGACCCAAAAGTAGGAACAGGTAAAAAGCCAAAGGGAAGTGGTCGCAGGCTTTATACAGATGAGAATCCGAAAGATACTGTCGGTATAAAGTTTGCTACGCCTGCTGATGCTAGGGCAACTGTAGCCAAAGTTAAAAAGGTTAATAAGCCTTACGCTAGAAAGATACAGATATTAACAGTTGGCGAACAAAGAGCCAAAGTTATGGGAAAGTCAGAGGTCGCCAGAATATTTAAACAGGGTAAAGAGGCGATTAGACGGTCTAATAAAAAGGGAACAGGGAGAGTTAAACGAACCAGATAATGAGGTTGCATAAAAATGGTTGTCGCAGAAGCTCTCGCAGGAATTGCATTAGTTAAAAGCGCCGTTGATGGTATTAAGTCTGCCATCTCAACAACAAACGACATAGGTCAAATAGCTGGCTATGTAGATAAATTGTTACAAGGTCGCGATGAGGCAAACAAAGCGAAGCGTGAAGCATCAAGTGACTCGTTTAGCGTTAAGTCTATAGCTGAGGAAACCATTAATGCAAAGCTGGCAGAAGAACACCTTGATGAAATGCGTAGCCTTATTGACATGAGGTTTGGTCATGGTACTTGGGCTGGTATAATAAACGAAAGAGCCAAAAGAATTAGAGAGGCAAAAGAAGCAGAAGAAGAAGCAAAAAGAGAAAAGATGAAAAAGAAATTAGAGTTTGAACAAATGGTGGAGACATCTGTAACAGCTTTTCTTGCATTGGGCTTTATGGCGGTGGCTCTGTTATCTGTGATATACTTCGCTACAAGGGGATAAATATGCCGTTAAAGAAATCGCAAAGAAGTTTAAAGGCTTGGACGAAACAAAAATGGAGAACTAAAAGTGGGAAACCATCGACACAGGGTCCAAAAGCAACCGGGGAGAGATATCTACCTTCAAGTGCCATCAAGTCCCTATCGCCCCAAGAGTACGCGGCAACAACCCGTGCTAAACGAAAAGCAACTAAGGCTGGTAAGCAATTCTCAAAACAGCCTAAAAAAATACGAGCTAAAGTGAAGCCGCACAGAAAGGTCAAATAATGTCTGTAGTAACACCAGACCTACCAGAACTATTTGATGAAGCGTTTGAACGCGCAGGGCTTCAAATGACAACTGGCTATGACCTTAAAACAGTTAGACGTAGCCTTAACCTATTAACATTGGAGTGGCAGAACCGTGGGCTTAATCTCTGGACCATTGACGGGGGTACTTTATCTCTTACGTCAGGCACAGCAACTTATGCTATGCCTACAGACACTATTGACCTCATTGAACATCAAATTAGAACGGGAACGGGTACGAGTCAGGTGGATACGAATTTGGACCGTATCAGCGTCTCAACGTATGCTCAACAATCTTCAAAAAACACTCAGGGACGCCCCTCTCAAATATTTATTGACCGTCAAGCAACGGCTGTCAATGTTACTCTCTGGCCTGTTCCGGACGATAGCACATATACTCTCTCGTATTACCGCCTTCGTGGAATCTCTGGCGTCTCGTCTGGGATAGGAACAAGTGCAGATGTGCCGCCACGGTTTATTCCGTGTCTGGTATCAGGTTTGGCCTATTACATTGCTATGAAAAGGCCAGAAGTGGCGGCGCGTGTGGCTCCGCTTAAACAAGAGTATGAGTTTCAATTTGAGCTTGCCGCAGGGGAAGACTCGGACTCATCATCAATTAAGTTCGTGCCATACGACACGTTTTACTTAGGAGGCTGATATGCCAATGAAATACAATCCAAAGAGTGAAAAGAAAAAGAAGAAGTTGCCGAAGGCTCCCCCTTCACGCCCTCGTCACGCAAACCCAAAGCACCCAATGAACGCAGAGCGTACAGGCCCACTTCGCAAAAGAAGAGGTGGTACAGCAAAAAAGAAAGTGACGCCACCCAAGCCAAGGCCAACTAAAGCTCAAAGAGACAAGGCAAAAAGAACAAGCACTCTTATTGGGCAAATAGATGAGGTAATGAACCCCGGCGGTCGCGCACAGAGAACAAGAAGAGGGGAGGGTTCCAGAAATGTTCCCGCTCTTAGTGAGGTGCTTCAAGGCACATATAGATACGGAAAGAGAAAGGTGAAAGACATGGCCTCTCGGATGAAAAAAGGCGGCAAGCTAAAGATGGTGGAAAAGGACGGTAAGAAGGTTCCGTTCTTTGCCGCAGATGGTATTGGCAAGATGAATAAGGGTGGTCCTGTAGAAGTAAAGAAGGGCATGACCTTATCTCAAATTGCAAAGAACAATAACACCTCAATACAAGCTCTTCTTGCGGCCAATCCTAGCATTAAAAATGCTAATCAAATTCGCATAGGCCAAAAGATTAAAATGCCTAAAGCAGGAAGCGTTCCGGGCAATACTAAAACTAAAAATCCATACGCCCGTATGTCTAAAACTCAAATGAACATGATGAGGTCTAAGGACAAAGGACAGCAACGCGCAGTAACTAGCGCTATGCGTAATGAGGCTAAGAATACTGGCGCTCAAACTACTCCAACGCCTAAGAAGGCGGCAACGGTAAAAGACGCTCGTTCCGCTGTGCCAAAGGCAAAAAAGGACGCGTTAATTGCTCAAATGAAGGCAGCTAATAAGAAGAAGCCAACTAAGATTTCTCGGCGGGTCGGCAGAAAAGGAGCAGGCGGCATGATGAAAAAAGGACTAGGGTACAAATCTGGTGGTATGGTTCGTGGCGCTGGTGCGGCCACAAAGGGCAAGCGATTTACTCGCGCAGGATAATAAATGCCGTTAGCTAGAGGAAAATACGCGTTTGGCTTTTGCGATAAAACAGGGTTTAGGTATAAATTATCAGACCTTGTTTTTGAGTTTCGTAATGGCGTTAAAACTGGTCTAAGGGTCGGCAATGATGTTGCTGACCCAGACCACCCCCAAAACTTTCTTGGGCGGATTAGAATTAACGACCCTCAATCATTGTCCAATGCAAGGCCAGATAGATTCTCAGATTCGGTTACAGTTACGTTTCCGACATTTGATGTATCTACTTTAACGCAAGTTAATGTTGGATTCGGCATTGGAAGGGTTGGCGAAGTAACAACAAGTGGAGCGCCCGTTCCTGCACAGAATGTTTCCTTGCAGCTTAGTGCAGTATTTGGTGTGGGTAGTGCTGGTAATATGTCAATAGGCCCAGCATCGACCTATGACTCTACAAGTGTTACACTTGACTCTACAAACAAAACCTTTGACGAGGGGTAAATGGCAAAGCAAACAGTAGGAATTGGCTCAAGCGCAAATGATGGAAGTGGCGATACACTTCGTGTTGGGGCAGATAAAATAAATGATAACTTCAATGAGATTTATGCGGCATTGGGAAACAGTTCCAGTGTGCTAACTGATATTATAGATGCTAATGGCCTCTTTGATGTTAGCTCTGGCGCAAATAAGATTGTTTTCTATTATGCTGCTTTAAGTGACTTACCAAGCGCATCAACTTATCATGGGGCTGTAGCTCATGTTCACGCTACAGGGGGTTTGTACTTTGCTCATGGCGGTAATTGGATACGATTAAATGATGAAACTACTGGACCTGTAACAAAATATACAACGACAGCAGCAACAGGCTCTGCTTATCAGTTTTCTGGACCCGGCGCTACATCTGGAAACAATCCCAATTTTACCTTTTATAAAGGTCACACATATTTAATTGACAACACCTCGTATGTTGGCAGTCATCCTTTGCAGATACGAACAGCTGCTGGTGGGTCTGCTTTTACAACAGGGGTTACAGATAATTACAACAGCACTACTGGGCTAACTCAGTTTATTGTGCCGCATGAGCCAAGTGACACTTCCTTAGTGTACCAATGCACCGTTCACAGCAGTATGGTTGGTAACATAACAATAGTATGATGAGATTTTAAAATGGCTATAACTACAGCAATGTGTACAAGTTTTAAAAAAGAGCTTTTTGAAGCGACACATGATTTTACATCAGATACATTTAAGATTGCTCTGTTTACCAGCAGTGCGAGTCTAGGAGCCTCTACCACAGCTTACTCCACATCCAACGAGATTTCCGGTTCAGGGTATAGCGCTGGCGGGGTTGCGTTGACCGTAGTTGCGCCAACTACAGACGGAACATCTGCTTTTGTGGATTTTAATGACCCCTCTTGGACAAGCGCTTCATTTACTGCAAATGGCGCACTTATTTATAACTCTAGCAAATCAAACAAAGCAGTGGCAGCTTTTGCTTTTGGCGGCGACCAAACAGTATCATCTGGTACTTTTGCAATAACAATACCCGCAGCGGCGTCAGGAACAGCGGTAGTCAGGATTGATTAATGTCTTATTCGTATTCAGAGCTAAAGCAGGCTATACAAGATTTTACTGAGAATGACGAAACAGGTTTTGTAACAAACCTGCCTGTGTTTATTCGCTCTGCCGAAGACCGCATTTTTTCAAATGTAGATTTAGAAAACTTTAGAAAGAACGCCACATCTGCACTTACACAAAACAACGAGTACCTTTCTACCCCAGCAGACTTTCTCGCTCCGTTTTCTTTATTCATAACCACTGCAAGCAGTGAAAACTTTTTAATAGAAAAAGACGTTAATTTTATTAGAGAGGCGTATCCCAACAGGGCCACAACAGGCGTTCCTAAATATTACGCTTTCTTTGATGCCACCGCGACATCTTCAGGTCAGGTTCAGGCAAACTTCATACTGGGTCCAACGCCGGACCAAGCATATACTGTGGAGTTGCATTATTACTATCGACCAGCAAGCCTGACTGCTGGCGCAAACAGTGAGTATACATGGTTAAGCAAAAACGCTTCCAATGCCCTTCTTTACGGTTCTTTGATAGAGGCGTATATTTACATGAAGGGTGAGCAGGATGTTATATCCATGTATGAGGGTCGTTTCCAAGAGGCAATGACAAGATTAAAAGACCTTGCTGAGGCAAGAGAAAATGATGACGCATATAGGCAGGGATTGCCAAAGCGTCCTCGCACATAAGGAGTAAGAAATGGCAACGAGTAACGCGGCAACCACGTTTCTTGAGAATAAGTTACTTAACTTTTTGTTCAAGAATAACGCTGGTTCCTTTTCAACCCCCGGTGACAGCATATATGTTGGGCTGGCAACAGCGGTATCTAACTTTAATAATACCTCTGGTGAAACAGACGCTCCTGTAATTACAGAGGCCACCTTCACAAACTATGCCCGATTGCAAGTTACAGCGGCAAACTGGACCGTAACGTCAGATACCACTGAAGCACAAAAAGCTACAAACACTAACAATATAGAGTTTGCAGCATCAGGCGGAACAAGCAATACGGTCACACACGCATTTATAGCGACTCATGCAAGCGCCAGTTTGGTGACAGAAGGCAGTGGCGGCAATGTCCTGTTTATCGGTGCATTAGATGCGTCAAAAACTATCGCTACGGGCGATATCTTCCGTATCAACGCTGGGAATCTTGAAATTGAGTTAAAGTAATGGCGCTTGTTCTTAAAGACAGAATAAAAGAAACTACTACCACCACCGGAACAGGCACTTATACGCTTGCTGGTGCGGTAACTGGTTTTGAGGCGTTTAGTCAAATAGGTAATAGTAACACTACCTATTATGCCTGCACGGACGGAACTGACTTTGAGATTGGCATTGGAACCTACACTGCATCTGGTACACTCTTGGCCCGTACCACAATATTGCAGTCCAGTAACTCTGATAGCGCTGTTAATTGGACATCAGGAACTCGCACTATTTTCTGCACGTTGCCAGCAGAAAAGGCTGTGTTCTTGGATGCAAGTAATGCGGTGCAAGGTTTTACAGAACAAGACCCGAATGCATTGGCATTCGCAATAGCATTGGGATAGAAAAATGGCTAACGCATTTAAAACATTCACAGACACCGCAGTAGGGACATCCAACGCAGATGTTTACACCTGCCCCAGCGCGACAGAAACAACGATTATCGGCTTAAACATTGCTAACATATTGACAGTTTCAATCACGGTAAATGTACAATTAATCAATAATGATGGCGACAATGTACACATTGTAAAGTCAGCTATTGTTCCTGTTGGTTCATCATTAGTAGCAGTTGGCGGCGACCAAAAGATTGTGATGAATGCTTCTGACATCTTGAGGATAACAGCAAGCCAAGCATCAGCGGCGGACGTTACACTGTCTGTACTGGAGATTACCTGATGGCATTAAGTACAATAGGCGCAAATCAAATAGCCTCTTTACCCGCTAGTTCCGTAGGTTCGAGTCAGTTAGCAAGCGGTGCAATCACCTCTGCTTCCATGCCTGCTGGCACTGTGTTGCAAATACAACGCACACAGTACACGGACACAACCTCTACTACTTGTGCAACTCAAACAGATGTAGCATTTAGTCATTTAACGGTAAATATCACTCCCACATCAACCAGTAGCATTATAAGAATCGATGCAATGGTAAACGGTGAGTGGGCGGCGGACTCTCCTAAATATAATTCAGTTTGGTTTTTTTATAGAGATTCAACAAAGTTAAGTGCGCCAGCGGCTAGCGGCAGAGCAGTAGGTGTTCTTATGGGTACAGGTATAACTATTGAAGTTGCCAATGCGGGTTCTACGCCAGAACACGTAATTTACAGCTATTTTGATACACCTTCAACGACTTCTCAAGTGACGTATAAAGTAGGGGTTTATCAAGGAAGCGGTACAAATTATGCATGGTACACTAATAGAACTGTATCAGATTCGGATGGTTATCAATATGAAAGAGGCACATCTTTTATTAGTGTAACAGAAATAGCAGTATAATGGCATACATCGGCGCACAACCAAACAAAACATTGACAAAAACAACGAGTCAGTCTTTCAACGGCACAGGTTCGGCAACCGCGTTTACTCTTAACCGCGCTGTAAACACTGGTGAAGAGCTAGAGGTATTCGTTGACAACGTGCAGCAGGAACCCGGCTCTGGTAAGTCATACACAGCCACAGGAACTACCCTGACGTTTGATGAAGCACCGCCCTCTGGCACAGGTAACGTGTACGTTATCTATCGCGGTCAGGCAGAAGTAACAACACGGCTGGAGCATGACCCTAATCAGGCATTGTCCGCTACCACAGGTACGTTTACTAGTTTGAATGTTCCAACGATAAAGGACAGTAGCGGCACTAATACAGCCATGACGATTGATAGCAGTGGTCGTGTATTATTTCCACAAATACCTTGTGCTTGTGTGACTTTAACAACATCTAACACACAAGATACATCCAATCCTTATACAACAACTGGGACAGCTATACTGTTTGATAAGGTATCAGTAAATCAGGGTTCTGTTTACAACTCATCAAACGGAAGATTTACTGCGCCTGTGGCTGGAATATACGAATTTGCTTATAGTTATCTAAAAGATGACGATAGTTCCGGAAATAGTACTTATCTAACTTTATATAAGAACGGTAGTGTTTATTTGGGGGCTGGTGGGACCGCTTATGACGAAAATCCCACTGATTATGCACAGGTATCGCAGAAATTACTGATTGATTTAGCGGCAAATGATTATCTAACACTGCAATTAGGTGCTGGTACAATTCATATAAATGCCAGTGGGCAATATCATTCAATAGTTTTTAAGCTGGTAGGGTAGGAGCTTGAAATGCCATTAAGCAAAATACGGTCTCAAAGCATCAACCTTGCTGATACTTTTGCATTTACTGGTACTGTAACAGGAACTGATGGGGGATTTACGGTTCCTGCAATTCAATCACTAAATGGTCAAAGTTCAGTAGATTTTACGGGAATACCTAGCGGTACAAACATCATTAAGTTTTCTATATATAGAGCAAGCGGTTCAGTGAATGGTGTTCCTGCTATCCAAATTGGGGATAGCGGTGGCATTGAAACGTCGGGTTATTCATCCCAAGATACATTTGTAGGTTTAAGTGCGGCTTCTTATTACGGGGGTAGTTCTGCTACTGCCTCATCTTGGAGTGCAAGCCAGTGGACAAGTGCTAGTGCTGTTTTAACTTTTGCTGGTGAAATATTTAGAATGACTGGCAACATATGGTTTTGCCAAGCGGCTTTTATACAAAATGATGCCGACCCAAATTATTTAAATAATTTACGAGGCTTCAAAGAACTTTCTGCGGAACTAACACAAGTAAGGTTTACAAGAACGGCTGGTACTTATGATGATGCTAACAGTTATGTCCGCATTGGATACCAATAGGAAAAGTAAATGGCGTATATAGGTATTGACCCAAATGTAGGCGACATAACCTTTCAAAGGTTTACTGGTAACGGAAATGACACAGCGTTTACGTTAGCGCAAAGTGTTGTTAGTGGTGAGGCACTAATTGTAACGATTGGTAACGTAGTGCAAGAGCCGGGAATAGGCAAAGCGTACACAGCGTCAGGAACAACTCTTACCTTCTCTGCTGCGCCAGCTAACGGTGATGTAATTACCGTGCGCTTTTTTGGTCGTGCCGTAGACCAGCCTACCAGCTTTGCAATGCAGTTGTTTAAGTATACAGCAACAGCAAGTCAGACCGCATTTACAGGTGCGGACGCTAATGGTGCGATACTAGCCTTCTCTGGTAACGATGTAGACGTATATCTAAACGGTGTACATCTTGACAGCACAGATTTCACGCCAAGTAACGGAGACACAATTACACTAGCATCTGGTGCGGCTGTTAACGATGAGTTAGTCATCCGTGCCTTTCGTGCTTTTACTGTGACTGATACAGTCAGCAAGTCTAGCGGTGGTACATTTGCGGCTGAGATTACTGCGCCACAATTTCAGACTACTAACACCACAGTTGATACCGCTGTGTTTCGCACCAATGGACAAAGTGTAAGTGAAAATACTACAATAGCCTCAACTAAAAATGCATTGGCGATTGGTCCATTGACTATAGGTTCATCAACTACAATTACCGTCAACGGTAATTTGACAATACTGTGAGGCACAGATGGCTTCGATACTGAATGTAGATAAAATCAGGGCGGCAAGTGGGACAACGAATGTCATAGATATTGATAGTTCATGCAATACAACTGCGCTGACGATTGACAGCAGT